AGTAGGCGGCGGCGGCGGAGTAGGCGGAGTAGGCGTCGGCGGCGGCGTCGGCGGCGGCGGAGTAGGCGGCGGCGGCGGAGTAGGCGGAGTAGGCGTCGGCGGCGGCGGCAACGGCGGCGGCACGGATGGCCTCGTCACCAGTCTCCAGATAGGCGCGCACGACAGCAGGCGGTGACCACAGGCGGATAACGTGCAGCGCGCACCACCGCGCATGCGCACGCAAATCCTCCGTGGCGTCGTAGGCCCACAGCGCCACCCGCTCCGAGCAGACAAGCTTGCGGTCCTCGTACACGATGCGCCCCGAGCAAGCCACCCGCGAGACGATCGGCCCCCTACGAAAGCTAGCAGCGTCCGCGGCACCCACACTGGCATGGAGTCCAGAGGCACAAGGCTCGAGGTCGCCTGGGTCGTGTGTGTACATGACACCGACGGCGACGCGAAAGCCTCCGTGTGCTGTCATGTCCGCCGACAGGAAGTGCCAGGCGTCAATCGCGGGGGTGGTCATCACGACACACCATCCTTGACGCGGATACCGGCCATCAACTCCGACCACAGGTCGTCAACCGTGGGGTCCAAGGGGATGAGGTACTCGCGCTCGCAGACCTCGACGCCGCCTGCATCCCAGGTAACCTCGTACAGCGGACACCGGTCACAGTCATCACCCCACGTCAACAGGGTGATGGTCCCGGCGGACTCGTGGTCCTCGTGTACGAGGATGACGCGGGCCCCGAGGGCCAGGTCATGACGGACGTCCGTGGCGACATCCATCACAGCACCCCCACGAACAGGAGGCGAATCTGTCCGCGGCGCCACGTCCACCGGTACTCACGTGCCAGGCCCGTGCGGGGCGAGACCACAATGATGCCGCGGGGGGACGGTCGGGTGGTGTCCGGGAGTCTGCGAGCAAGAGCTGAGGTGTGCATGGTGGGTTGTAGTTGCACGCGGGGGGCCAAGTCGAAACAGCGCTAAGTACCTGGATTCGCGCGGTGAGTTGACGGCCGGGCTGTAGTCAACCGCGACAGGGTGTGACGGATCGGCACAGCGATCCTGTAGGTGCCCGCGATCCCTCAGGATTCAGCCGGGGTCGCGATGTGACGATCTGGCACAGCTGCCACCCAGGCTAACTCGGCGACATCGTTGGGGCCGGGTGACCCCAGAACCCAACTTGCAGCGCCCCCCGGGGTCCACAGCCCCCTGACAAAAATGTCATATATGGTCACATATGGCACAACTGGGGTCCACAGCCCCCTGACAAAAATGTCATATATGGTCACATATGGCCACTCTCCGGGCTGGCCGTTGTTGCAGTGCAACATAGTTTGAGCCCATATGAGTCTGTCCGAGATCCGGACAGTAAGCGATTGACCACTATCCTCCTCTGAGCCCGGGCTAGATTGCCTGTTAGCGAGTCAAGGTGCCAATCAGCGATTGACTAGCTTCATGTTGCACTGCACAACTGGGGTCTCGGGACCCTAGGCGGATGGCCAGGGTCTACAGCCCCCAAGTTTCCCCCTGTGCAAGATTCGTGCCGGGCGGCTACCTACACGACATGCGTAAGTAATTTCGCACTTTTGGCCGGCGCAAGGGGTTTGGGGCTCCTGGCCCCCGTACTCCCACCCCCGTACTACGGACCCCGGAGTACGGCCCCCGCTACACGCACTACGGAGCCCGCTACACCCAGCACCCAGCAGGTACCCCTACCCCCTACCCACCCCATACTCTCACAGCCTCACCCGTGCGAGAGCCGCCAGGATCGAGCCGGGTCTGCTTGGCGGGTCCCGCGCGGACCTCCAGGTTTGCGCCAGACGCGCTGAGCGGGCCGTGGCGGGCCGTTCTGGGTCCGACCCTACCTCCGGTATTCCCGATCGTAAAACGTGGCACCACGGGCCTCCTATCGCACGTAGCCAGCGATCAGGTACTTAGCCCACACGATCCGCGAATTTTGCATCTAGTACCCGGAGTCTTCGGAGGGTACTAGATTATCTGGTTCTGGGTGTAACTAAGTAACCCGTAACTTACATAAGACCCAGAACTCTGACGCGCACGTATGTCTGATCAGTTGCGCTGTCAAGGGGCTCCTGTCGATTCCTGATCGCTAATGGTCGGCCGATCAGACTTGACATGGCCGACCACTTCTGGCATACTGCTTGCACCGGTTGAGCCCCAGTTGATAGCGGGGATCGCCGGGTGACCTCCCGGAACAGGCGGGTACCTTTTCTGATCGGAGAAGTTCGCATGTCATCCCCCGACGAGCTACGCCTCGCTGCCGTTGTCCGCTTCGACCGCAGGGTCACCGACCTGGACTTCGTGGCCAACGAGGTGATCAAGCTCCTGGCCGAGTCCGTGGAGCGGTTCAAGACCCAGTTGTTCGACGGCCTGGGCTACAAGGGCCTCGGCCTGAGCAAGGACGACGTCACGTCGCTGACCAAGCTGACTGCCGCGTTCAACAGCGCCACTGACGCCCAGATCCGGCTCGACAAGACCGCCAAGGACCGCGTCAAGCGGATGACCCACGACGAGCACAAGGCGGCAATGGCCGACTGGCTCATGCGACTCCCCACCGCCGAGCGCAGCAAGTGGATCCTAGCCCTGGTTGATCGTCACGACGAAGCCAAGCTCTCCGGCCAGGTCCTCGCCAGCAGCAAGCGCCTCGACGGCGTCCGCGAGGAACTGGACCAGCCCTACGACCCAGTCACCCCACCGAGGGATCATGCAATTTGATCCCGAGCTGGCCAGTCTGACGGCGTTCAGAGAGCCAGTCCCGGCCGACATCAAGTTCGTCGGCGACTCCTGGCTCCGCTCGTTCCGCGACAGTCCCTGGGCGGGTGTCGTCGGCAACAACGACTACTTCGACACCTACCACCGCACGATCGAGCAGTTGTTCGCCCGCGGCGCCAAGCTCCTCGTCGCCTGCCAGGTCAACGATCCAGCCCACATCCTCGGGTGGATCTGCACCGAGCCCGTGAAGGGCGGCACCGCCGTCCACTACCTGTTTGTCAAGCGCTGGTACCGCGAAAAGGGCCTGGCGTCAGAACTGATCCGGAGATCTATCGCCGATGGCCAAGAACGCTTCTACACCTTCCGCACCCGTGCGAGCCAGTACTTCCCCGGGTGGCGTCACGTCCCCGCCATCGCCCGCCGCAAGTAGGGTGACCGTGGTCCGGTTCAACCCGCCGCAGGAGATCCCCGGCCTCGAATCGCTCGGGCCGCAGTACAAGCTGACGGTCGGCGCGGTTGCCGGGCGCGTGGGCGGCAAGGATCTGCGCTTCCCGGAGGTCAAGATGCTCAGCATGCTCCTCCTGGAGATCGCCGGCCGCCGCTTCGTCGTCGGCACGCCCATCTCCTCCTACGACGTGGAGTACGCCACCCCGTGATCGATCACCTGCTGCACGAGGCCCGCGCGGACGTCGAACACCGCGCCGCAGTCGAGGACACGTGGCGGACCCGCTCCGCCGCCATACTCGCCGGGTGCTTTCCTAAGCAGCAGTCGATGATTCTCGATCCGGCACGCAAGAAGGGCCTCCGCTGCCCGCGCCGCGCCGGCAAGAGCTACGGGCTGTCCTCTCTCGCCCTCCACGTCGGCGAGTCGGCACCCAACAAGCGCATCCTGATCATCTCGCTGACGCTGAAGTCCACGCGCGAGAACTACTGGGCCGGGGCCCCCGGCGGGATCTTCACGCTGAACACGCGCTACGGCCTCAACCTCAAGTTCAATCACACCGACTCGGTCTGGGTTCACGAGAACGGGTCTCGTGGTCGTCTGGCTGGTGCCGAGACACGTGCCGACATCGAGTATCTTCGTGGCGCTGCCGCTGAGGCAGACGTGGCCATCGTGGACGAGTGCAAATCGTTCGCGCCCGACCTCCTCCGTGAGCTGATCCAGGACATCCTCCAGCCCGGCCTCATGACCCGCCGCGGTACCCTCATCCTCGGCGGTACCCCCGGCCTGATCCCGCAGGGCGTGTTCTTCGACGCCACCCACCCGGAGGCTCGCACCGAGCACGGCGCGATCCTGAACATCCCGTGGGACCTGCGTGAGTCCCGGCGCTACGCAGACGCCGATCCGCGTGTCTGGTCGCTCCACAGTTGGGACCTGGAGGACAACACCTCCGCCCCGTGGCAGTGGGAAGAAGCGCTGATCAACAAGCAGACCAACGGCTGGGCCGACGACCACCCGACCTGGCTCCGTGAGTACCGCGGGCAGTGGGTCACCGATTCCACCGGTCTCGTGTACGCCTACGCCGCCCTCCGCGCCGGGGGCAAGGTCACCTGGTTTCCCGCCGCCTCCAAGGCCAATCCGACCGGCCTGCCGACCGAGCACGGCCCGTGGCACACGGTCCTCGGCGTCGACTTCGGCTACGAGGACGACTTCGCGCTGGTGCTGTCCGCCTACTCCGAGCAAATCGCGGAACTCCGCGTGGTCTACGAGTACAAGTCGAAGCACCTCACCATCGAGAAGATGGTCGCCCAGATCCAGAAGGTGATCGACCGCTACGGCCAGCCGTCGGCGATCGTCGGTGATGCTGGCGGCCTCGGCAAGCTGGTCATCGAGTCCATCAACCAGATGTACGCGATCCCCATCGAGAAGGCCGAGAAGACTGAGAAGTTCGACCACATCGAACTACTCAACTCGGACTTCCACGCCGGCCGCATCAAGATCATCCCCAACTCCGCTCCCGAATCCCTGGAGACCGAACTGTGCGGCCTACAGTGGGACCTGTCCAAGGAGTCCAAGGAGTACCTCGTTCGCCGAGGCAAGCTCCGCGAGGATCCCGGCCAGCCGAACCACCTCTGCGACGCCCTGTTGTACTCCTGGCGCTACGCCTTTCACCACTTCGCGCGCCCCGTCATGCAGGCGGCCGAGCGCGGATCGCCCGAGTGGCTCGCCCAGTGGGATGCCGAACAGGCCCGCCGTGCTGCCGCCCACCGTCTCGCCCAGAAGTCCAGGCGCCCAGAAGATCTCCGCCACCGCGGTACCCCCGCTCTCACCAGACAGGATGCCGAATGGCGACTTACGCGACCACGCTAGACGATCTCGAAGCCCTGCTGGCGCTCCTGCGTCGCGAGGGCGTCACGTCGTTCGCATCCGGCGACCTCAAGGTCGAGTTGCTGCCGCAGGCCGGCGTCAAGACGATCGAGGCGAGCGGCGACAAGGTGTTCCCGGAGGAGCCGCACACCGGCTACCACCACCCCTCGCTCTGGCCCTCGGGCAAGCCTCCCACGTTCCCCGGTAAACTGTGAACGCAGAACTAGCCAGCGTCTGGTACAAGCCAGCCAAGGACCCTGACGACGTCCAGGAGGAGCAGGAGCGCGCCGCGTCCCTGATCGATTCCGTGGCCCGGCTGGAGAACTTGCAGCGCGAGGTCCACGAGCAGAACCTCTGGAACGCCCAGTTGTACTCCAACCGCGAGTTGGCTCACTTCGACTGGGGACACGGTACCTACTACCGCGCCTCGCTCGCGCCGATTTCGACACTAGGGGAGAACATCGTCCTCGAAGTCGTCGACACGATGGTCACCCAGGTCGGCAAGAACCGGCCGAAGGTCAAGCCCGTCACGCACGGCGCTTCCTTCAAGTTGCGCAAGCAGGCCGTCCGCCTCGATCGCTGGCTCTACGGCGAGTTCATTCGGAACAAGGTCTACGCGAAGTCCAAGAAGGTCTTCCGCGACTGCACGATCTTCGGATTCGGCGCCTTTCTCATCCACTTCGACAAGAAGCTTGATGTGGAGCGCGTGTTCCCCGATGAGGTCGTCGTTGATCAGCAGGAGGTTGCCGCCCTCGGCAAGCCTCGGCACATCTACCGCCGCCGGGCACTACCCGCGTCCATGGTCGCCGACATGTTCGGCATCGACGTGGCGGATCTGATGGCCCACCGGGTCACGGACTACACCGACTACCGCTTTCTCGGCCCGGACTACGTGGTCGTTGCCGAGGCCTGGCGCGCAGCCACGGCTGATGAGCCCGGCCGCTACATGGCAGCGTGTCACGGGCATGTTCTCAAGGAGCAGGTCTGGAAGGCTGAGTGGCTGCCCTGGGTGTTCATGCACTACCAGGATCCGCCGTCCGGCTTCTACTGCCCCTCCGCCGTCGAGCTTGCCCTGTTCGACCAGATCCGCCTCAACGAGATCAACGAGGTCATTCGAGACGCCCAGGACCTGATGGCCCGGCCGCGCGTGTTCGTCGCCGAGGGCTCGCGCGTGTCCGCCCAGGAGATCGACAACCTTGTGGCCCGCGTCATCCGCTACACCGGCACCATGCCTACCGCCGCCGTCTGGCCGGCCATCTCGGCCGAACTGTACCAGGAGCGCGATCGGATCCGGCAAACGTGTCTCGGCAAGTTCGGCCTCAACACCCTCATGTCGCAGGGCCAACTGCCGGCACAGGCCCGGCTCGACTCATCGGCGGCTCTCCGCGAGGCCACCGACATCAGCGGGGACCGGCTCTCGGATCTGTCGCAGCGCTTCGAGGAGATGTTCCTGGAGCTTGGCGAGACCATGGTTCGCGTGATGGGCGAGATGCCGGGCTACAAGACCGTCTGGCTGTCCGGCGGCAAGAAGGCCCGCCGCGAGACCATCGACTGGGACGAGATCGACATCGACGAGAACTCCTACACGCTCACGCTGGAGGCTTCGTCCGTCTTCTCGATGACCCCGTCCGCCCGCCGCGACGACCTGGAGACCCAGCTTGCGCGCGGGGAGATCACCCCGGAGCGCTACCGCCAGATGCTCGCCAACCCGGATACCGAGGGCGAGACGGACATCTTGGCTGCCGCCGCCGACGACATCGACCGTGTGATCGAGTTGCTGGAGGACGGCAAGTACGAGGACCCGGCCGAGGAGCAGGATCTGATCCAGGGCGTCCAGCGTATCACGCTCGCGATGCTCAACCTCCGCAAGTACGAGGAGTACGAGAAGGGAGACGCCGACATGCTGTCCGTGGAGATCAACATGCTCCAGTGGCTGTCCGTTGCCCGATCGATTCTGGAGAAGGGGACCGAGACGCCGCCTCAGGCGCCACCGACCCTCTCCGACGTCGGGGCTGCCCCCGGCATGGTGGCCCCGCCTTCCGGCCTGGCCCCCGGTCCCGCGATGGGCTTCGGCCCCGCGCCGACCGTTTAGCACGACCCCGTGACCCCACAGTTTGTAGGGGGACAAGAATGATCCATGTCTGAATCGACTCCCGTTCCGCCGCCTCGCACCGAGGCCGAGAAAGTCTGGCAGGCCAAGTTCGACGCCGACGTCGCAGCCGCCATCGCCGAGATCGCCCCCGACCCGCTGGACGCCGCGCCTGAGCCCGGTGACGACGCACTGATCGCCAAGTTCGAGGCCGCCATTGCCGCCAACGAGGGCGCCGACGTGGCCGGCGAGCTTGTTGCTAAGCCGCCAACGCCCGATCCGGCCGAATCCGGCCAAGTCCGGCCAGAGCCGGCCAAGGTCGATCCTGCCCCCGAGCCGGCAGCTGACAAGTCCACGACCGGGGCCCTGCTCCAACTGATGGAGCGCGAGAAGGCGTTCACCGACGAACGCACCAAGTTCAAGGCCGAGGTTGAGGCCTTTCAGCGCGAGCGAGACAACTGGGCCGACGAGGCTGCCCGCTCCCGTGGCAACTCGATCGACGCCGAGGCCCTCAAGCGGGTCCTGCTCACCCAGCCGGAAGCGCTGGTCCAGGCTCTCGGCATCCCGCTCGACCACGTCTCACAGTTGATGGTCGCCGCCAAGCTCGGTGACAAGGCGCCCGACGAGATCCGTCGCGCCGCCCAGCACGCCCGCGACAAGGCTGAGACCTACGCCCTACGCGATCGTGTCAACGGCATGGAGCAGGAGCGCGCCGCCCAGGAGGAGTCCACCCGGGTCCGCCTCGGTGCTACCGACTACGTCGCCACCAAGCTCTCTGAGACCCACACGCCTGTCCTGGCCGCCGCCGCCAAGCACGATTCCGATGCCGTGGTCTCCGAGATCTACGACGAGATCGTCCGTGACGCCGCCAACCGCATGCACCGCGATCCCAACGGTCGCCCCATCAGTTTCGAGGAAGCCTCTCGCCGCGTTGAGCGCCGGGTGTCCCGCCTCGTGAAGTCTTCCGCGGGGGCTCCGGCCTCCGCCCCTGGTACGAACGCTCCCGGCACAGCCCAGATCGCACCCGCCGCCGGACCCGCCGCAGGACCGAAGACCCCTGCAATCGCGCCCTCAGACTTGAGGGCAAACAAGCCGCTGCTTCCCTGGCAAGATCCGAACCGCGACAACGAAGTCGAGTCGGCCCTCGCTGAAGCAATGGCGTACGAGCGGAAGCTCCGTACCAAGAGGTAATCTCCAATGGCTGCATCTACTGTCGCAGCGCTACTTGCGCTGTTCAAGCGGCTCTATGTTGGGAACGATCTTTCCAACATGGCGCTGCGAGACACCCCGCTGTTCCGCGCCGTCACCAAGAAGGACGACCTGGACTCCGAGGGTATCTACGTTCCGATCAACTACGGTCTCCCGGTTGGCGCCAGCGTCTCGCTGACGACCGCCCAGGCGAACGTCAAGGCGTCGAAGGTCGATCGCTTCTTCCTTCAGCGCAACCCGTTCTACGGAACCGTGACCATCGCCGGTGAGGCGATCCACGCTTCCCGCCGGGACCCGGCTGCCTTCCTTCGCGTCAAGCAGAAGGAGGCCGACGAGGCTCTTGCGTACATCGGTATGCAGATCGGCGCCTCGTTCTGGGGTGACGGCGCGGGCAACATCGGCCAGATCACTGTTGATCCGGGCACCGGTGGCACCGCTACCCTGACCTTCTCGTCTGCCGACGACACGGTCAATCTGCACATCGGACAGACCCTCCAGGCCAACCCGACTCGTACCGGCACCGCCGGCAACTTGCGGGCTGACAAGTACGTCGTCGACTCGATCGACCGTGACGCCGGCACCGCTGGCGTGACCAAGATCGGTTCCGCAAACGACTGGGCCGTGAACGACTACGTCTACGTCGATGGCAACTACGACGGCATGATGAGCGGCGTCCAGGCCTACATCCCGGCGAGCACCCCCGGTACCGGCGGCGTCCCCGCCGCCCTGAACGGGATGACCCGCACCGACGATCCGAACATGAAGGCGGGTTGGCGTGGCGACTGGCAGGGAACCATCACGGAGTCAGCTGAGAGGCTGGCTGCGAAGATGGGCAAGTACGTCCGGAAGTCGTCCAGCGCCCTGTGGCTCTCGACGTACAACTGGTTCCGGCTCCAGAAGGAGCAGGAGTCGATGGGCAAGGTTGTTCGTGATCAGCGCTCGGAGGCCGTGTTCGGTACTCCCAGCCTACTCATGCTGACCCCCCGCGGCGAAGTGCCGGTGATGGCCGACCCGTTCATGCCGAACGACTACGGCGCTCTGCTCGACCACTCGACCTGGGAGATCCACCACCTCCTCGGGCTGCCGCACATGATCACGGATGACGGTCTGACGTCGCTCCGTGGCGCTGCGGAGGACTCGATCGAGATCCGGTTCCGTGCGTGGGTCGAGGCTGTCTGTACTCGCCCGTTCAACAACGGCCGATTCACGATCAGCTGATCCAACTAGGGGTAGGCTGGTCTGGTGCCGGTCTGCCGGTTCCCGGTCCGCCTACCCCTTTTTCTACCCAAGGATACCCACATGGCTGGTCTCTCTCATAGTGTTCCCACCCGCACCCGCGGGATCGGTGTGGAGCACGCAGGCTTTTCGTTTCGATGCAATGTCACCGACCCGCCGGATCGTATCCGGGATGGCGGCGGCAACCTCGTCACGTCGGTCGTGCGCACCAGTGCCGGCAAGTACACCGTCACCCTCAACCACCCGCGTCCGCGCCAGCTGATCGCAGTGATCGCTGACATCCACCAGGCCGCGGCTGCGGTCACCAAGGTGTTTGTCAAGGTCAACGTCGACTCCTACAGCGCCTCCGCCGGCACCTTCGTGATCGAGACCGTTCTCGATGACGGCACTCCGGCGGTCGACGACAACGCGGACAACGACGTGATCCACGTGATCATGCTCATGCAGGTCACCAACACGCTGGTGCAGGCGTGAGTAACCTAGCCCTCCTCGCTTCGTTGGCTGAAAAGCCGGCAGCGAAAGCTGACCCGGATCAGGCTGTGGAGGCGGCCCCGGGTACCCCTTCCCCGTCCTCGGACGCGGTCGTCGAGTCCCTCATGGAGGAATTCCGCCGCGCCCCGGACAGCAAGTCTGCCCTCCGCAGTCTTCGCGCCCTTCTCTCGCAACTGAGGTAACATGCCGGCGGTCGCCGTTTCATCGCTGATCACGCGAGCCCGCGGGGCCGCCGACATGCAGGACGACTTCGTTGACACCGCGCTCTGGCTGGCCTGGGCCAACCTGGAGCGGGTGATGCTGGAGAACGTGATCGCCAGGTCCGGCTACATCCTCAAGGAGGAGCGCACGGACATCACCGCCACCGGCGCGTCGGAGTACAACGTCGCCGACCCCGTGGCGATCATTGCCGTCTACGAGTTCGCCAACGGACGCTACCGGCGTCTGCGGCCCTCGGACATCATGGACGGCGCCGGGCGCCTGACGACCACGGCGGTCGGTCCGGCGTCCACCTACCGGGTCTATCAGAACACCAACGGCAACGTGTCGATCGAGTTCTTTCCGAACCCGGCGTCCGGCACGTACAAGGTGTACGCGATCGGACAGCCGGCGCTGTTCACCCTGACTACCGATACCTGCAACTACCCCATGGGCTGGGAGGACTACATCGTCTACGGCATGGCCCAGCGGGCGCTCGCCAAGGAGGAGACGGTCAACCCGGCTCTGGAGCGCAAGCGGCAGGAGATCGAGGCCCACATCGGCCAGACGGCTTGGCACCGCCAGTTCGCCGCCCACCAGCAGGTCCGCAACGTCGACAAGGTCGAGCGTGGCTGGCTGATGTACCCGATCATGCCCTCAGCCGAGTCCTGGTACTTCGTGTGAGCAGCCCCCGCCTGAAAGCTGCTCCGGCCCTCCACGCGCCGGCTGGCGACGCGGGTCAAGCCAGGTTCAACCTGGATGTCCGCACCGCCCTGGCCGGTCTGCTGGCCCACCCGTTTGCGGGGGGCCGCCATCTTCCGGGGATTGCCGTTGGTACCGCCGAGACCGCAGTACCGCACTACCTCGGGCGTGTGCCCGTCGGCTGGTTTGCTACCGGCGTCACGCCCACGGAGGTAGACCCGGTCTACCAAAGCCGGGCCGCCGACGACGTCAATCTCTACTTGATCTGCTCGCGTCCGGTCACGGCCGGCATCTTCGTCTTCTGAGGTAATCCATGGCCGCCATCGGTACAGCGTTCGCACAGTCCGTTCCCACCGTCGGCACCCTCGGCACGGGATACGCCGCCACCATCAACCTGATCTTGCAGGAGATCGTGGACCGGCTCTCGGCCAAGGTCCCCACTTCATCGATCTCGGCTGCTGACGCCGACGTCAACATGAATAGCGCGTGGTCGCTGACCGACGCCCTTGGCCTTACCCTGGCCACCCTTCTGGCGGCTCCGTCGGGCGCCCCCTTCGGCCGGCTGGCCCGCTACGGCGGTAACCTGTACTACGTGGACGCCTCGGGCGCCGTGCAGATCACGTCCGGCGCCGGCCTTAACGCCTCCGGCATTGGTGGCCTCGGCGGCGACTACGGTGGCGCCAACCCGGCTCGCCTCAACTTCGTCGACTCCACCGGCCTCTACGAGTTCTACGAGGACCCGTCAGGCTCGGACTGGGCCGGCATCAAGGCGGAGTACGCCGACATCGTCAACGGTGCCTTCCGTTCGCGGATCGACTCCCAGGCCACCCTCGATAGCATCTTCTCGCTGCCACCAGATAGTCCCGCCTCGGGGCGCTCGCTGGTCTCGATCTCGTCGGCCGGTCTCGTCGACCACGACCAGGCGATCAGCAACAGCCCGACCCTATCTGCCGACATCATTCTGTCTGGCACGGCCAAGGTCCAGTTCGCGGCCGTCAAGACCAAGCTGTTCCACCCGATCACCACGGTCCTGCGTGATAGTGCGGGTGTCCCGGCCGTGGAGTACAGCTCGTCCGGCTCACTCGGGATTGCGGCACTCGGCTCCACCTTCTACGTCGGCACGTCTGGCGGGGGCGCTATCTTCTACGTGGCCCTGGACGGCCTTGAAGTCGGAACCCGGATCACGACCCTGTCCGCCCGGCTTGGCCGTCCAGCGGCGGGGACCGCGCGGATCCAGTTGGTCCGTGTGACCGAGGCCGGCGCTGTCACGCTGATCGGCACCGAAGGAACCTCCGCTGCCACCGGCGACATCGAGGTTTCCCAGGCGGCAGTCAACCACACCGTGCTCACCAACAACTCCTACATGGCCCTGATCACCTTGCCGAACGTCGACGACAAGCTGCGCGTGACCAAGGTTACCTACGATCAGCCCGCGTGACAGTAGGAACCTGCTGATGCCTAAGATCCCCGACAACACTCAGGTGACCTGGGAGACCGTGGGTCTTCCGCTCGTCAAGGGCGTGGACCTGCGGGTCCCTGGTCGCGGCGTAGAAGCCCAGAGCTTCATCCGACTGGAGAACGCTCGCCTGGAGGACACCGTCGGTGTCCGCAAGCGGCGCGGCCACAAGGCCTTTCCGGTTCGCATGCTTGGATCGCGAGTTGGCGCAGCCGTAGGCGAGGGTGGATCTGCCAACTCATCCGGCGGGGCCGGTGGCGCGGTTGGCACCGAAGGCACCGTCCAGGGCAGCGACAGCTGGTTGTACGGCATCGGCCTCAATCCCTCTGGGCTAAACACGACGTGGTCCATCGACAGCGGCCTGGTGGCCGGTATGGCTCGCCGTGACGACGAGGTCCTGGCCTGGGACGGCTGGCGCATGCTCAGCTGGCCGGGATCCTCACTGCCCGGCTACGGCATGGGCCTCGCCAACCAGTCCTACGGGCGGGGCTATGCCTACTTCCCGACGGCCCGCACGCGAGCGATCGCCAAGGCGCCGATCAGCCAGAAGTACGGCGACATCGCGGCCACCGACAGCCTGGTGGCCGTCGTCTACTACGACTCCTCGGACACATACTTCAAGCTCTCGGTGTACGATGCGGTCACCCAGGCGCCCTACCTGGACAACGTGCCGGTCTCGGCGGCGGCTGCCCTCCACTGCCGGGTGGTTGCGGTTGGTGACTGGATCCACGTGGTCTCGTCCACCACCACGGCGCTCACCTTCAAGTCTATTCACCAGAGCGAGCCGTCCACGCTCCGCACCGGCCTCACGGTTCTCGGCGAGGTTAATACCTACTTCGATGTCAAGCGCGTCAGCGACGAGCAGTGGGCGCTGGTCAAGCGGGATCTGTCCAACGTCGCGCGGCTGTCCTACTTGAACGCCGACGGCAGCACCAACACCTCGCTCGGTGCCGGCGCAAACCTGGCACTAGACACCGGTCCGGCCGACGGCAACCAGTTCGTCGAGCGCGTCGCGTTGGCCGTCCACCCACAGACCAGCGAGATCATGCTCGCCTGGAATGTGTTCGCGGCGCCCGGCGTCATCCAGTCCAAGGTCTACCTCGGCAACGGCTCCAGCCCCGGCACGCGGCGGGCGGTCAACAGCTCCCTCGGCGGCCTCAAATCGATCGTGGCCGAGTCCCGCTACACCCGCTCCATCGCCAACGGCGAGTCCCTGTTCGTGGTCATGTACGACGAGGACGACGGTGGCGGTACTCCGCTGTACACGTCGCGCTACAACGTCACGCGCACCGCCGCCGAGATCGGAGGGACCCGCCTGTACGGACGCCTGGCCAGTCAGCCGTTCCGCGTCGGCGACGTCGTCTTCGTGATCCTGCGTCACCAATCACTGAACACGGCGACCTACACGGATCTGCAACGCGCGTACTACATTGTCGACGACAGCTTCCAGCCGGTTGGCCGCCTGGAGTACGGGACGGCCGCCGAGTCCGCCGAGGGCTACGGCCTGCCCGGCGTCAACGCCTACCACGGCCAGGGCCTCCGCAACCCATCGCGCTTTCATACCGCGGTCGCCTATCGCGAGCGTCTGGACAGCGCCAACAACGATCAGTACGACGAGGAGTCGATCAAGCTGGTCGAGATGGACTTCCTGCCCCGCCTCCGGTGGGCCCAGCAGGGTCGGACGACCTACTTCGCGGGTGCCCAGCTGCACGCCTACGACGGGCGGGAGATCGTGGAGGCAGGCTTCCACACCTTCCCCGAGAACGTGGTCGCCGCCCAGGGTGCCGCCGTGGCTAATACGGTGCCCAACGGTGCCTACCGCTACCGCGTCCGCTGGGCCTACAAGAACGCCCAGGGCGAGGAGACGCTGTCGGCGTACACGTACTCCAACGAGGTGACGGTTGCCGGCGGACCCAAGGAAGTCACGGTCACCTTCCCCTCATTGCAATTCTCGCGGCGCGATCTGACCAAGGTCTACGCCCTGGTGTACCGCAACGAGGCCAGTGGTACCCAGTGGTACCTCGTGTCCAGCCGGGATCCGACCAGCGCCAGCTGTCCCAAGAACGCCCCCGGTTCCTACACGGTCACGTTCACCGACAGCACCACCAACACGGCGCTGATCTCCAAGGAAAAGGACATCGGCGACTCCGGGGAACTAGAACCCTTCTCGCCGCCGTCCAACGAGATCGTGGTTGCTGGCCGCGACCGGCTCTGGCTTGCCGGCGGGGAGATCACCAGCGGTGAGATCCTGCCCTCCAAGTTGTTCGCGTTCGGCCGAACCGTTGAGTTCTCGCCGGCCCTGCAAACCACCATCGACCGCGGCGCTGATCCCGTCACCGGACTGGCGTTCCTCGGCCACTCCACCCTCGTCTTCAAGCGCACCAAGATCTACGCCATGGAGGCCGATGGCCCGAACAACCTCGGAGCCGGGGCCTTCGACTACCCGCGGGTGATCCCCTCGGACGTCGGCGCGGTGAGTCCCGACAGCGTGGCCCTGGCGCCTCAGGGCGTCGTCTTCGAGTCCCCCGCCGGGATCCGCCTGCTGGCTACCAACTACCTGCTGATGGACATCGGCAAGCCGGTTCGGCCTGTCACCGACGAGCAAGATATCACCGCTACCCTGGTGGTCCCGACTGATCAGGAGGTCCGCTTCTACACGCTGAACGGCCCGACCCTGGTCTGGAACTACCGCGTCGGCGAGTGGGCCACGTGGACAGGCACGGAGGCGGCCGGGGCGGTGCTGCACCCCTCGTCCGGCTACGCGATCATCGGCAGGGTGTCAGGTGACATCTGGATCGAGGACCCGGACATGGTCGACGACGGTGGCCTCGGCTTCGAGTTCGTAGCCCGCACGGCCTGGCTCTACCGAGCCAACCTCATGCAGGGCTTCCAGCGGGTCCGCCGGTTCGCTCTCGTGGGCGACATGCGCGGGGCCCACAACCTTCGTGTGCGCGTCTACTACGACGATCGGGACTACCCACAGGACCAGTGGACCTGGGCGGTCGCCACGGATCTCAACTCCTCGACCTGGGGCGCCAGCACGTGGGGCGCGGGACTCTGGGGTGACGTCAACGGATCGGCCACCACCTTCCTCAAGGATGGGGTGTACGCGACCCGGAGGCGCCTAACGATTCAGAAGTGCTCGCGCATCTCCTTCGAGATCAGCGACCTGGGCGCGAAAACCAAGGGCCCGGCCCTGACCGAGATCGCCCTTGAGCTTGGTGAGCGCGGAGGCCTCGGTCGTCTGCCGGCTCGGACTAACACTTCCGTCTGATACCCAGATCGGGTATAATATTACTCACTTTGGGTAGAAACGAGACAACATGAGTTTACTAGGCAATCTGGTTCAGGGCGCAGTTGGCGGCGGGCTCGCCGGTGGTGCGATGGGCGGTCCCTTCGGGGCCCTGCTCGGTGGCGGTCTCGGTGGTCTCGCTGGCGCATTCGGCGGGGATCCCCAGGCCGAGATGCGGGATCGCCTCCGCGGCATGGAGGGTCAGTTCGGCGGCCGACAGGCCCCGCAGATGGGCGCCGCGGCCCAGGGTGCTTACTCAGGCTTCCGTTCCAACCAGGCCGACCTCATCTCGCGGCTGGAGGCCCTGTCACGCGGTGAGGGCCCGTCCCTCGCCCAGCAGCAGCTTCAGGCGGCCACAGATCGCAACATGCGCGGCCAGCAGGCGATGGCGGCCGGCGCTCGCGGCCCCTCGGGAGCCCTGGCACAGTTCCAGGCGCTCAACAACACCGGCATGCTCGGGGCCCAGGCAGCCCAGGACGCGGCCTCGGCCCGGATTGCAGAGCAGCAGATGGCGCTCCAGCAACTCGGGATGACGATCAACTCCGGTCGCGGCGCCGACGAGGGCATGAATCGCTTCAACGCGGATGCCCAGAACCAGAACCAGTACGGCAACCTCCAGGCCCAACTTGCGCAGACGGGCATGAACGATCGCGGGGTCCTCTCGCTCCTCGGCATGCAGCAACAGGGTGCCCAGCGGCCGTCCCTCGGCTCCTCGATCATGGCCGGCGGCGCCGGTATGTTCGGTGCCCTCGGCGGGTTCGGCGGGTTCGGTGGCCAGAAGCAGGGTATGAGCCCGATTGCCGGCGGCAACCCGGGTGCCGGTGGCTACTACACGCCCCAGCAGGGTTACGGCGGTGGATACTGATGCCCAACTGGATCGACATCGGCGGCTCGCCAGTCTACGTTGACGAGTACGGGGTTCCACAAGAGCCCCCGTACGGCGAAGTTCCGCCCTCCGAGACCGATCCGTTTCTGGAGACCGCACCGCAGCCCGGTGCAGCGCCCGCGCCCGCCAGCCCCTCTCCAGCCTCTGTATCGCCACTTGCCGCCGCCGAGGTTGCCGGCGGGGCCGGGGCCAGCGTGTCCGCCTCCGGCGAGCAGTTCGACGAGCCCACCTACCAGCGAGCCTCCACCGGCTTCGCGAACGTGGACGCCGAAATGCCGGGGATCGAGGCCAAGAACTACGGCGAGGCGTCCAGGACCGGTGAGGCCTATCGCGGGATCGCACAGCGCCGGGCGCAGGCTCAGGCCGACGCCACCGAGGCCCAGGCCGCGCAGTTCGACGCCAAGTCGATGGGGGACCAGGCGATCTCTCAGCTGCAAAACCGCTTCGCGCTAGCCGAGCTCGAGGCGCAGAAGGTCGCGATGGCCGAGGCGCAGAAGTACCGCGCCGGCTTCGAGCAGGAGCTTGCCACCTACCGCGCCATGGACGTCGATCCAGGTCGTTTGTGGTCCAACATGTCCGGGGGCCAGCGCTTCGGGACCATGGTGTCAGCCTTCGTCACCGACTTCCTCGCCACGCGCGGGGTCAACACCAGCGCCATGAAGTCGCTGAACACCGCCATCGAGCGCGACATCGATGCGCAGATCCAGAACATCTCCAAGCAGGGGCAGGTCACCGACCAGTTCAAGACGCTGTGGGACATGTCCGTGCGCGAGGGTGCTACCGAGGCCGAGTTCCGCACGCGCGTGAACGCTTACTACCTGGCCGGCGCCGAGAAGGCCGTCATGTCCACGGTCACCAAGTACGACTCGGTCCTGGCCCGCGCCAACGGTGCAGCCGCCATCTCGGCGATCCAGGAGGAGTACCAGAACAAGCTGGTCTCCCTCCAGGACATGGCCTACACGCGCGCGCAGGCCGAGCTAGATCGCCGCCTCGACACCGAAAAGTTCAAGCAGGGCCTGGCGGTCCAGAAATGGGCCACCTCGATCTCCGCTCGCGGCCAGGCGCTCGACGAGAAGAAGTACGACGACGCCAAGAGGGCGGCGGAGGCCGCCACCGCCGCGCCGCCGCGGCCTGAGTCCCTGAAGTACGAGGTCAAGTCGCCGTTCACCGGCGAGACCAAGGGTGTTGCCATCAACGAGGCGGCCTGGAAGCTCCAGAACGAGTCCGCGCAGTTCTCGTCGGAGTTCGCCGACGCACTCGACAACTACCTTCTGCTGGCTGAGAAGCAGGGCGCCGTGTACGACGGGCCCGGCGGCAAGTACGTCCGCGACACCGACGACGCCCAACTGGTCGCCGCGCGCGAGCTTGTCCGGTGGGCGTACGTCAAGGCCATGTCAGGCAAGGCGGTCACCAAGGGCGAGATGGCCCAGTCGGAGCACATCGTTCCGCTGGACAGCTTGCTCAAGAACGGCACGATCGACAAGATCCTGGAGCAGACCGGCGAGAACGTGGTCAACGCCTGGGAGAAGTCGTTCAACCAGAACGTCCGCACCGAGCTTACGCCCGACGAGCAGGCCTTCATCAAGAACTACACCCCAGGCAACGAGGCGGCGGACTACCGCGCGCACTACGCCGAGGGGGCCCGCGGTCGTCGTGAGAAGGACAAGGTCGACGTGGCCCTGGAGACCCTCCGCAAGTCGGAGGGCAAGCAGACCACGGACCGTGACGCGATCAAGGACTGGCACGCCGCCGGCAACAAGGCGACGACTCCGGCCGGCTCCATGGCCGAGGCCGCCCGTGGCAACAAGTCGAAGCAGGTTCCCAAGTACGTCGAAGCCATGTCCGAGATCTACAGTACCGCCATCAAGTCCGGCACGTCTCCTCAGGAGCGCGATGCCGCCCTCAAGGCCCTGTACTACGAGATGACCGACCCCAACGGTGATCCCTCGCGCAAGGCCATGGCCGAGTACTATCTGAACAAGGCGGCGGACGAGCTTGCCGACGAGGACGTCGAGATGCCGGGCGCCGGGCCCGAGGAGTCCGCGCGCGGCTACAGTCAGTCCCGCGAGTCCTCGGATCCCATCGGCGGGCCGTCCTACGATCGGCGCGTGGACTGATGGGTAAGGTCAACCTAGTTCGCCCGAACGGCGACGTGGTCACCGTTGACGAGGCGCGCGCTGAGCGGCTTCGTCGGATGGGGTACCGCGACGAGGATACCGGCGAGCGGATGGCCCTGGCGGATGAGAACGCGGAGCGCGAAATGTACTCCGGGCTCGGCGATCAGGTTGCCGCCGGCCTGGAGGGTGTTGCCTCGGGGATCACCTTCGGGGCCTCGGACGCCCTACTCGACGCCGCGGGGGCCGACACCGCCAAGCGCGCTCAATACAACCCGGGCACCCGGATCGCCGGGGAGCTGGTCGGTGCCATCGGCGTCCCGCTCGGGGCCCTGGGGGCCGGTCGCCTGGCCAACCTGGCAGCCCGCACCCCGGCCGGGGCCCTGGCTCGCAGCACCACGCGCCTATCACAGAAGATCGGCGGCGTCAAGGGGGCTGTTGTCGGTGCCGGCATCGAGGGTGCCGTCGTCGGAGCCGGCTCCGAGATCACTGCGGCCACCCTGTCAGGCGACCCCCTGACGGTGGAGGGCGTCCTCGCACACGCCGGCCTGGGCTCCGTGTTCGGCGCTGGAGCCGGACTCCTGGCGCACGGGATCGGCCGGGTTGCCGAGAAGGCCGGCCACGTGGCTGCCCCGGTTGACGACGTGATCCTCAAGGCTCCCAAGGCTAGGCCGGCGCTCACCGCCACCGAGGCCAAGGCCCTGTTCCGCGAGGCGACGTTCCCGGACGAGGCCTTCGGGCGACTCCGCGGCGCGGTCGACGACTTCCGCAAGGCGGCCGACGACGTGATGAAGCAGGCCGATAACGCGGTAGCCGCAGCCACCAGTCCGATGGCCGTGCGCTCGCTCAAGCAGCAGTTTCAGTCCCTCAAGTACGCCGGGGACGAGATCGCCGGGGTTGCCACGCTGGGCGGCACCGCGTCCGCCGCCAAGGTCGAGATGTCCGGGGCCCGCAAGGCCTGGTCGCGGGCCAAGAAGGCGATCGACAAGGGCGACGATGAGGCCACCAAGTTGGCGCTCGGTGAGTACCACGCCGCGCTGACCCGCCTCAACGCGGCCACCGGGGCCGGTTCCAAGATCCCGCGTCTGGCTGTCGACGTCACCGAGGAGAGCGTTAGCCGCTCGGTGTCCGCCGCCGAGGAGGCCCTTGACGTGCGCTCGATCCACGACGCCGCCAAGCGCTTCCCACGCTCCGCCGACGAGTTCTTCGCGATGAAGCCCGGCAAGGCCGAGGAGATGTTCGCGGCGATCGAGAAGGCCATGTCCACCGGCGGCCCCGAGATGGACGTCATCAAGGGTGCCCTCGTCCAGCAGGTCGACGAGGTTCTGACCCGCGCGGGCGTGACCTCGACAGGCAATCCGGCCGACAAGCTGCGCTCGGTGTACGGCCTCCACAAGAAGGTCGGCGCCGACGCCGTCACCAACCGAGCCAAGGCCAAGCTGGCCGCGGACGAGGCTCCGATCAAGGAGACCAAGGCCGAGACCGAGACCAAGGGCTGGGGCCCGTGGAAGTTCGCCAAGCGCGTCCTGCGCCAGGCGGCTGCTCGCACCGGATCGTCCGCCGCCCACAAGGCCGGGGCCGGGGTCCTTGGTGGTTCCCTCGCCTACCAGAGCGCAGGTCTCGCTGCTGGCATGATGCTTGGTGGTGATGCCGGTGGCCCGTGGGGCCTGGTTGCCGCCGCCGAGTTGACCGGCGCCCGCGCCGCCGCCATGGGCCGAATCCGCGGTGCAGTCGCACGCTACGGCGCCAAGGCCGCCACCGGAACCCGTGCCATCGGGGCCCGAGTGGAACCGCTCTCCTACAGCCTGATGAACCGGGACGACGATCCGTCTGAAGGTCGCAAGGCCCTGTTCGCTCGCCGCTCCGCCGAACTCCGCGAGCTTGGTGCCGTTGGCAAGGATCGGGCCTACGCCCTGTCCGCGGCGCTGACTGAAGCCGGCCACGGCGACTTCGCGGTAGCCACCCACCAGCAGGTCAGCAAGGCCCTGGATCACCTCCTGGCCGCACTACCGCGGGATCCGGGTGCCACGCCCTGGGCCCTGGGCTCGCTCTGGAAGCCGACCGCCTCGCAGATGGACCTGTACTCGCGGATCCACCGCGCGGTTGTCCGGCCGCTGGACTCGATCGAAGCCATGCTGGGCGGCGACGTCCATCCGGCCGAAGCTAAGGCCCTGCGCGAGGTGTGGCCCGAACTGCACTCCCAGGCGAAGGTGGAGATCATCCACCGGCTGTCCGATCCCGAGTTCGTCAAGGGACTCCGGCGCCAGCAACTGACGGGCCTGTCGGTGTTTGCCGACATCCCCCTGATTCCGACACAGCGTCCCGAGTTCATCTCGGCGCAGCAACAGATGTGGGCGGAGCGGGCTCCCCAGCCTTCTCCGTCCGGCGGTGGCGGCGGGGGCGGCGGTCGCCCTCCTGGTCCCGCGATGGAACCTCCCACCCCAACACAGATGCTCCTGAATAGGTGACCCATGGGTAACTCCTACAAGCTTTTCGAGACCCGCCTTGCGGACAACACCGCCCTCGCTACCGAGGGGGTCGCCGTTTCCGGTACTGGCGTCTACTACGGCAACAAGATGTCGATCAACCAGCGTGGTGACGTCGGCTTCGAGTTGCGCTTCGTCGGCACGGCGGCCGGCGTACTCACCTTCTGGTTCTCCGACATGGACAACCCGAGCGTGGCCAACGACACCGACTGGATCCAGGATGACTCCTGGACCCCCACCAACCCGGCCGGCGCCGACCTCAAGGTCAAGTACGCTCGCGACGGGATCAAGGGCCGCTGGGCTCGCATCAAGTACGTGAACGCCTCCGGCTCCGGTACCCTCTACGGGAGGGAAGGCAAGTGACCGCGCTCACCGAGATGGCCTTGCTCTCTGAGTTGAAGGCCCAGCGCGAGCTTCTGGAGCGCAACCACACCCTGGTCCAGGGCCTGGTCGACGACCACGAGACCAGGATCAAGGCCGTCGAACGCGCGGTCACCAAGAAGCAGGCTGTCATCACCACCGCGATCTCCGGAGTTGTTAGCGTAGCCATTGCGGTGATCGCCGCTCTTGGTTGCCGCCTCCCGGCTGCCGAATTGGTACAGCTTGACTTCACGTCCGCGGACGCTAAGGCGGCCACCGTGTACATCGCGGCCCGTCCGCTGATCGAGGAGACCGACCCCATGATGCTGCTGTTTGGCTATGGCAGTGGCTGGTCCGGCACGGGTTGGTACGCCTCCCCTAACCTGATCGTCACCGCCGGCCACGTCTGTGAGGTCAACTACGCTCACACCGCCCGCACCGCCGAGGAGCCGGCCAAGTCGGCTACGATCATCTGGGAAGACGACGTCACCGACGTATGCGTCCTCGCCGTCAATGAGCCCTCTGCTGTCTGGCTGCGCCTGGCCCCCGAGTCTTCGCGCGAACTGGGTGACCTCGACGATCCGTCGGACAACGTGTGGTACTTCGGCTATCCGTCGAGAGTCCCGGCCATGGAGACCGGCGAGGTCACCGGCTGGCGCGACGAGACCAGCTATGCCGACTCCGTCCGCATCCTGGCTAGCTTGCAGGCCTGGGGCGGTGCATCAGGTTCCGCCGTCCTGCGCCAAGATGGCCGCGTCGTCGGGGTCCTGGTGGAGATCTGGGCCAACAACGGCCAGGTGTCCGCCTTCACGCCCGTCGAGGATATCTACACCGCCCTGGAGAACGCACGCTGGGCACTTGAAATGGACGTGACCTATGGCCCGTGACTTCTCTACTTCCGGCGGAGCTACTCAAACGATCCCCGGCACCGTGAAGGCCGATCGTTTCCTGGCGGGCGACGGCACCGTCGCGCTCCCCGCGTTCGCGTACGCGAGCGATCCCGATACCGGATTCTACAAAAATGCCGCCAATCAGCTGTCGGCCACCGGAGGCGGTTCGCGCGCCGCGACCTTCGCCGCGTTCTCGATGGACGTCAACGGAACCGCAACCTATAGCGGCTCGATCTCGATGGGGGTCGGTGCCCAGGTGCTCCTCGATTCGGGCACCGGCGGAGCACCCGGCCTCGCGTTCGTCGGAGATCCCGACACCGGTATCAGCCGGTACGGTGCCAACAGCGCCGGCCTCAGCGCCGGAGGTAACCAGTACTTCGCCTGGAACGGCGGAGGCGCCTCCGCCAGCTCCGATCTCTACATCGGCCGTCACCTCCGTTTCAGCGAGGCCGGATACTCGCCCGATCTCTCTGCTGACCAGGCCGCGATCTTCGCACTCGATGTTTCGGGAGTCACCACGCTGCGCGCCAGGGCCGGCGCAGCCGACGTTACTGTTGACATTGTAGCAGGCACCTAAGGAACCAACATGGAACGCAAGAAATCTGCACTGTACTTCGGCTACAACGACAGGGGCAAGCCCCAAGCTCGTCTGCAAGGCGGTGGCAACATCGTCGACTTCACCATTGCCACGCATGCTGCCGAGTTGGCCGCGATCGAGGCTATCTACAATAGCCTGTTTGACTTCGGTAAGGCGGATGTTCGCGCCAAGGTGGCTGCCCTGCTCGTAGAGCTGGACAAGCCGGAGGTCTAGTGCCGGGGCTGCTCGACGCCTACGAGGCCCGGCTTCGCGAGCGCGAGCGGATGACCAACGTCCTGTTCGGCCCTCGCCGCCTGGTGAGTGCCGTGCAGAGCGCGGTCTCCGCCGCCGACTCCGCTGCCTGGGATCGTCAGAACGAGATGCTAAAAGTGCTGGAGGCCCAGCGTGACGCCCGGGATGCCGGGCTGGCGGCCAACTGGGAGCGGCAGGAGCAGGAGCCGATCCGGCGGCAGGCCGATGCGGAGCACAACGCCTACATGAAGATGCTGGAGGACATGGAGCGAGGTGCCGACCAGGCTGCCCAAACGCAAACGGCGGCCAGGCCCGTATCTGCCGGACCGACCGCCGCTCTGAAGGGCCCCTGATGAGCCTGATGTTGAAGCGCTGGGCGAAACTGTACTCGGATCCGACACCGGCCGAGAAGGCCCTGGAACCCTTCGTGGCGTCCCTGGGCCGGCCGTATCGCTTCCAGCACCCGCTCTGGTCCCTGGGCTACTTCCCCGACTTCGTCCTGCTCGCCGATAAGGTGATCATCGAGGTCGACGATCCGTCCCACAAGCGTCGAGAGCGGCTCCTCAAGGACGAGGAGCGGACCCAGAAGCTAGTGAGGGCAGGATGGCACGTGGTCCGCTGCACCAACCAGCAGGCCCTAGACGACCCGCGTGGAACGGTGGACCGCCTCCTCGCTGAAGTGGGCCTCCCCTACCGCTGTCCGGCGGCGATCCCGGCGTAGCACCAGCCACGTCCCCAGGGCGTCGGCAATCGTGGCGGGGAGCAGCAGCCACGGGCGGTCAGCGTAGGCGACCACCACCAGGGCCCCGACCAGGAAGCTGGCGGCCCCGAATCCCACGGCCGGCCACATGGCCCCCCACTCCGTCACCGACTTCGCCACGGCCTTCAGGTACTCCGTCCACAAGATCGTATGAACCAGGACGGCAAGCAACACCCCCAACCCGGTTAGGAAATACTGCACATGCTCTCCATTCTAGCGCTTGTTACCGCGGGCGTCAGCCTGCTAGTAGTCCTCGGCGAGAAGGTCGCCAAGCGCACCAAGACCAAGAAGGACGAAAAGGTCGTCGCGTTCGTTGAGGCCAACAAGGACAAGGTGATCCAGGTGGTCCTCGCTCTGCTCGCCAAGAAGGGCATCGCGGACCCCGAGCCGGCCAAGGCGCCGGAGCGTGCCCGCGTGGTCGACCACCGCAAGTAACGATCTCGTTACTGCCTGACCCACTAGACAAGCTTCCGTTACTAAGAAGGCCCCGAGGTTGATCGCCCCGGGGCCTTTTCTTGTCTTCAGGAGTCTAAACCTCTCGATTCGAGAGTTCAGACCTCCATGTCTGTCCGGCGGATGATGATCGCCTGGGTGTCACGCTCCCAGATGCCGGCGTCGGACTCGCGCACCGCTCGCGGGTTGGCCTTGTTGACCGTGGAGCAGTGGGCCACCTTGAGCTTGAAGCCCCAGCCCGGACGCCGCCCGCGATACCGGTGGAAGTCAGGTGCCACCCAGGTGATCACACCGGTGTGGCCGTACGTCTTCTTGGGGATCTTCTTCATGAAGAAGCCCCCGTCGGCCGTCAGCACCTTGACCTCCATCGCGGGGTGCGGCGGGTAGATCACGATGTCGCCCGGCAGCACGGCCTCCTTCATCTCGACCTGGCGGTAGAAGGTGTGGACCGCGCCCTTGGCGTCGTTGACGATGTTGGCCGTGTTGAACCAGACCCCACCGTTGCCGGCGTCGTAGTCGAGGCGCCGTTGGTACGCCTGGGCCTTGGTCATCTTCTGGAACCGATCCAGTCCGCCTGCCCAGGCCACGAAGCCGGAGCAGTCGCACCGTCGGAGGCCACCCTCCACGCGGAAGGGGGTCGGGGCCGCCGGATCTCGGCCCCCGTAGCCCAGGCGGTAGTAGTTCGGCAACTCAGACTTGGTCCATTCCAGGGCCCGCGTCAGCATCTCGTGGCGAGTCAGGTTCAGGTTGGCGGGATGTGTCATCAGTCCTCCAAAAGCGGCAACGCCGCTAAAAGTACAATGAAGATCATAAGCACGAGGACGGCCATCAGAACACCCCTCTCGGAGCGCCAGGCGGTTGCTCACCCGGTTCTCGACCCCCGAGCCCAGGGCCAGGTCGATCAGGCCGCCGACAACCAACACCGCCCACAGGATGCCGGCCGGGATCAAGATGAACAGGGCCAGCTGCCGTCGGGTAACGGCGCCACGCTCCGCGTCGCTCATCCCATCACCGTCGGGACGTCAGCCCGCTCCATCGCGCTGACCTGTGGCACTTCGGCGTCCGGGGTCTCCATGTAGAACACGGGGATCCCGGCGGCCAGGGCCAGGGCCACCTCGCGGTCCGCGCCCTCGCTCTTGCCCGGCAGGCGCAGGAGGGCGTCACAGCGGGTGATGTAGCTGAAGTCGAACTCCAGCCAGCCGCTTGCGCCGTCGTCGTGTCCGGGTGTCAGGGCCCCCACGCTCATCTCCCAGAAGGCGTTGAGCATCGGCACGACTGGGTGCCAGCCTGCGTTCCACAGCCTCTTCCCTGTATCCATCCCGACCCGGCAGTTGAGCCAGGGCCCGACGTCACCGGGCGCCCCACGCATCGGGCCCGACACGTAGATCCACGGGCGCTCCGCCCCGGTCTTCGTGTACATTCCCATGTCCTTCTCGAATCGATTCACTTGGCCTCGCTCCATCTCTCGGCGTGGTGAGCCGAGACTTGTAGTTCCGCGTCCAGGGGCAACGCATGCTCCATCACGTGACTCAGCAGGATCGTGGCGGCTTCCGCCTTGTCCTCCGGCACGGTACACACCAGTTCGTCGTGGACCTGGAGGATGATCTCCAGGCCGTAGTGGCGCAGCAGATCATCCAGCGCGACAGCAACCATGGCCGCCGCGGTGACCTCCTGCCCGCCCGACTGCATCGGAAAGTTCAGCGCCCGGCGGTAGGCCCGGTTGGCTAGTCCTATCTTGCTGCTGTTGGCGTCCGGCAGCGGGATCCACCGACCCAGCAGGGACGTGATCGCTCCGTGCTCCCGGATGTACCGACGTACGTACGCCTGGTACTCGCGGATCTCGGGGTCGAAGTCCAGCAGGGCCTTGATCAGCTTGGCCGCCATCTCGACGCCGACCGGATTGCCCTGGGGGTCGAACAGCGTCGAGCCGAAGCCGACGTCGCCCTTCCCGTAATTGAGCCCGTAGCGGATCCACTTCGTGTTGTTGCGCATCCACTTGGTAGACCCGGACGCGAAGTCCTCAATCGACGCCGCCATCGCCTCGGGGTACCGCAGCACGTCGCCCCACACGTACTTGGCGGTCGTGCTGTGGATGTCGGGCACCCCGCGCCGCATGCGATCCCGCAGTCCGGTTGCGCCGAACAGGCGGAAACAGATGTGAGCGAGGATCACGACCTCCAGCTGGCTGTAATCGGCAACCACCAGCCGTCGCCCCGGAGGCGCCACAAAAGCGGCCCGAAGGAGCTTGGCATCGTCCCCGCGCGACGGAACCTGCTGTAGGGGCGGGTTCTTGACCGCGAATCGCCCGGTGATCGCCCCAGGTCGATCGTCACGGTCTCCGGCCAAGCCAAACGACGGATGTAGCCTCCACGTTCCGTCTGGATGCGGCAGCGCCAGTTGAAGCCAGGACGCAGCGTAACCTGCCATCCGGGTCTCCTTCCGAAGACGACGGACAAGGTTAAGCCCGGCGCGATGCTCTGGATAGTTCGTCCCTAGCCACTCAAGAGCGCGATCGTCAGTGGAGATCTCTCCCTTGTCAAAGTGGACCTTGCCCTTCTTCTTGTATGGCGACCGAGGCAGATCAAGCCCCAGGGGCGTGTGCAGAAACAGCACCATCTGGTCGTGGCTGTTCCAGTTGGGCGGGCCCTCGATCTCCCACTCCTCGCGCCCGGTCTCCTTGGGGCTGTTCTTGGTGTTGGCGTAGTCGACGTCCGCCGCCCACACCGCCAACTCCTCGGCGGTCCCCGTCGCCTTCTTGGTGAAGGTACTCTGGAGGTCGCGGGTCATCTCGCGGTCAATCGGCACCCCGCGTCGCTCCATCTCGATCACGGTCGAAGTCAGGGGCGTCAGCAGGTCACGGTCGTACAGCGAGGGTAGCTCGCGCGGTGTGAGACTCAGGCCCACGGTACCGGCGGGCCCTCTGCGTGGCCGGCCGCCTCCATCTTGTTCAGGGCGTCCTCCAACTCGATCACCATCTCGGCGTCCTGCCCGCTGTATTGCAGCGCCAGGTCCCACCGGTAGTGGCCGGGGACAATCGTCTCCAGCGGGATCTGCCTGGTGCCGCGGATTGCGGTCTCGCGCGTCTCCCAGGTCTCCACCGTCTTCTCGTGGGTCACGGGCCCCCTCGCTTTCTTGAGCTTGCAGCCCAGCACGCCGCAGGCACACACCTTGCGGCTGAACTTGTGGACGATCTCGACAGGGTTCGGCTCGGTCACCAGGTCCTCCCAGGTGATAACGTCCCGAGCCAGGACCCGCTCCCCAAGGGACTTCAGGTCCCAGGCCTCCTCCCACGGCAGGGCGATCCGAGCGCGTGGCAGGGTGTCCACGCCACCGGCCACCTTGATCCCGTGGTTCCACATCGAGTGGACATCGTGCGGGAGGTTGTGGGCCGGCTTAACGACCGCCGGATCCTCCATGAGGCGGCGCAAGGGAGGGTACTCCAGGGCGGCAGCCGGCAGGACCCGAGACTGGGCCAGCCGGTACCCCCGGGGGTGGACCTGTCGACCCAACAGGGCCACCGACCAGATGTGGATCTTGGCTCGCATCACCGGCGACGACTTGCGGACGTCGTGCCCATACGTCTCGGTGTCCCAGCCCATCCGGCCGTGGTAGCGCACGGCGGCCACCAGCCGATCCCACTCGTGCTCGGTGGTGAGGTACCTAGGCCCCGGGTGGCTGGACACCTAGCACCCTTTGGGCCCACGTGTAGACGAGATCCCGGGCGCCGGGCCACTTGCTCTCCCGCGGCCCCGCTACCATGAGGCGCATCGGCGATCTCATCAGCGGCTGCATGTGGGACAACCAGCGACTGACAAACGCCGCACTGCCGGGCTCGATGGGATCGACCACGAGGTACTGCTTGCTGTGTAGTCGGGCATACTTCAGGGTCGTGCGCGTCCCGGGCGTGTCGATCCGCAGGCGGTTCTGGACCACCAGCAACACCAGATCCGACATCTTGACGTTGGCCTGGGTCCGCTCGACGTAGCCCCCAAACTCGATGGGGACCAATATCTCCTCCAGCCACGACGGCATGGGGCCGGCCTCCGTCTGTGGCAGCTTGACCGACGGTCGGTACCCCGAGATCTCGTGGCCGAGATTCAGATCGCGCACCGCCGTGGCGAACCCCTGGTCCACGCCGGTCTGCCCTCCGGTGACGATGATCACGAGGCTACATCCACGATGAAGCGCAGCGCCATCGCCGCTACCTGGACAGCCTCGGCACGCATGGCCTCGACTGATCGCTCGCTCGGTCGCTTCTTGATCTCGTCCCACAACTCGTCAACTTCCTCCAGGAGGATCGCGTAGCCCTCGTGGGCGGAGTTGAAGGGACCGTACTTCTCGGTGGCAGACTCGAACTCGTCCACCACCTCGTTGATCGCAAGATTCACATCTACGTCGGTCACTTTTTCCTCCTGGCCTTGCGGACGGTGAGGCCGTAGTACCGAGCGGGGTCGGTATCAGCCTTCCACCGGCGTCGCAGTTGGTCCTCGCTGTAACTCACCACGATCTCGGAATCCGCACTGTCGGCGACGAGAACCCGATCTCCCAGCAGCCCAACTGCGACGAGCCAGTGGGACATGGTGTCGCCATCAAAGTCGACGGGCACCAGCACAGGGTCCCCGGCAAGGAGACGGGAACGGAGGGCATGCCAAGCATCGTCACCGTCGCCCACCGTCCACGGTTGACCAACGTAGCCGACGGCCTCCAGCGCACGCTGGAGTTGCGCCGGACCCACGCCCTCCTGTTCCGGGAGGCCGTCCGCGCCCGAAGCCTGAAGCTTGATCGCATTGGCTACCTTGTCCTCGCTGCTACCGCGGCCCAGGGCCCGCAGCGCGTTGGCCACCGACGCCGGCCCGCACAGGGCGTGCGCCGATTGCATCCTCACCGGTACGTCCGTCCGGTCAGCGGCGAGTGGAGGACCTGCTTCTTGCCGATCCGCAGAATCTCATGCTGGGTCACCGTGAACCCAAGTCCGTACCCGAAGCGGCTCTGCTTGTCCTCCAGCTGCCAGAAGTCGACGACGGCGAAGCCCAGGCGCCACTTGGTCCGGTGCATGTAGTTCACCTTGTCGACGTCCTGGAGGTGACCGATGTTCCAGGCGCCGTGCTCCTTGGCCCGCCCCTTGGGCCAGGTTGTGGTGACCGCCCGGTCGATCCGGTGCGTGTGGCCGAACAGGGTGTTCTGCCCTGGCTGTCGCTCCAGAACCGCGCGCGCCGGGGTCTTGGTCCCCCAGCCGTCCAGGGTGTCGCCGTGCGTGATCACCAGGTTGGCGAGCAGCGCGTCGAAGTTGCGTGGCAAGGTATGCCAGCCGTGGAGGGCGTCCTTGAACGGATCGTGCCACTCGAGCCCGCGGAGCCCGGGGTTCTCGTCGATCAGGTCGTACACGCGGTCCTCGTGGTTGCCGGGGCCGATGTAGGCCTGGGGCTGTCCGCCGTTCGGACGTTTGACCAGGGCCGCACGGAACGCCGCAAGGTACGGCTTGCCGACCGAGGCCTCGTGCTCCAGGGCGCCTCCCTCATACAGGGCCAGGTGGTCGGCCGACTTGCTGTGCTTGCTCAGGCTCCAGGTGTCGAAGGTGTCGCCCAGCAAGAAGGCGATCGTCGCCTGAAGATCCTGCACCGCGGCGATGAACAGGTCCGAGGCCCGTGGATCGTGCAGCGGGAAGTGCCAGTCACCTGGGACCACCAGGCGGTCGCCGGCCTGCACCGGGATGTTGACAAGATTGATCATTCAGCCTCCACCAGAAACAGCTTCGAACTACAGTTTCCGGTGCAGGAGGTCGCCCAGCCACGACCGGTGCCGATGCAGTACACGATCTTCCCAGAGGCGCTGGCATCGCTGGCCTCCTCCGTCTTGACCACCACCAGGGCCCGCGAGGGTTGCTCTGGCAGCGCGTATACCTCTCCGGGAAACACGGGGGTTAGGCGCTCCGATGCCAGGTACAGCGGCAACTGCTGGGGCCAGGCCCCGGCCGGCTGTGCTGGCGGCGTCAAGACGATCTCCTGACGAGCAGACGTGCGATCTGCGGTCTCGACCTCCTGCTCGACGGCGGCGACGTAGCGGGCGGCCTGGGCCAACTCGTCGTCGGTCATCCCAGCAGCCCAGCCGCCGGTTGCCCGGATGTCGGCCTCGATCCCGGTCGGCGGCGGGTTGCCCTCCCCGGGGTCAGCCGGCATGCCAGCCTTGGTGGCGATCCCGCGGAGCATGATCAGCCCGCAGATCAGGTGGTCCAGCTGGGGCAGCCCGGACTCGTCGTCGAGCCTGGCCAACTGCGCCAGGTCCCAGGTGCCGTCGTCGTTCTGGCAGTCCGCCAGGTGCCGAAGCCCACCACCGACGTAGCGCTCGATCGCCCCGTCCTCCACCGTCGCCCGACGCCAGTTGCCCGGCTCGTACTTCTTGGCTCCGTAGGCGAACACGCGGGCTGTCCCGAACAGGGCCTTCAGCGGGATCAGCGCCATCGGCACCTTTCCCTTGGCGGTCTTGATCTTCCCGTCCATCAGTAGCTCCTCGCTGGCTTCTTGACCCGGCCTGCCCAGCGCCCGGGGATGTTGAACCACTGGTAGATCCGCCCGTACGTCCGCTGCACGTGCAGCTTGGCGGCGGCCCGACTTGCAAACCGGCGGCCGGGGAACTTGCTGGTGCCCAGCGGTCCCGAGATCACGAACGTCTCACCTGCCACGTAGTCCTGGTAATCCACCGGCGGCGGTACGTCGTCAGGGCGCTCGCGGTCGTCGAAGATGGTCGGGGGCCGGGCGGACACATCCGGGCTCCAGTTGGTGGGCTGCTCATCCACCGGGATCTCCTCCACTTCAGCGGGCTCGACCTCAACATGCAGGCCGTCCGCCTCAAGGAGATCCTTCTCGTCTAAATCTGTCTCGGTCACGGTTTCACTTTCCGGTCGAAGACGCGGGCGGTTGCCCCGTCCCACCCGAGCAGGATCTGCCCCTCGGGGCCGAAGTTCTGCTTCACGATGTTGACCTCCATGATGTCATCCTTGGCACCGACGTCGCCGAGGTGCTTGCGCCAGCGGCCCGGCCGGAACAGGGCCCAGTAGGCCTTGCTATACTGCTCAGCACGCGCGCTCCACATGGCGTCGCCGCGCCCCGGGCGGTACCCGTCCACGTCCTCCTGCCCCGACCGCTCCCAGCGATCTCGCCCCCGCTTCAGTACCTCGGTCTTCGCCTGGCTCCCCATCAGCGTGGCCATGTCGAACTCCTTGGCCAGGTTGTTGAGGTTCTGGGTCATGCGGGCGATCACGGATTCGAGCCCGGCTTCCGCGTCCGAAAACCCTTGCGCGTAGTCCACCGCAACCAGGCCCAGACGGCGCCCGCCAATGCCGCCTCGGCCAGCCACGTGGCGAACCGTCGCCAGGACGTCGTCAGGCGAGACAGCGCCGTCGTGGAAACCGACGTGGTCGGCCCAAGTAGCGCGATCGACAGCAGCGTCAAGGCGGGGTCCAACATCCTTCGGTACCTCCAGCCGGCCCAGCAGGTTACTGCTGACGCCGAGTTCTCCAGACAGGTGGCGGTCGGCGATCTTGCGGCCGGGGTCCTCCAGAACGAAAAAGAGGGCGGCAAAACCTCGCTCTGCCGCCCCCCTAACTAGGTTCTGTATGAACGCCGTCTTGCCGTCACCCGTGTGTCCCACGATCAGGGTCTGCACTCCCAGTTCCAAGCCGCCGAACGGGCCGTCCAGGGAGGTCAGGTTGGTCGGGACGTGGGTGAAGACTTCCTTCCCCGCCGCCCGATCCGCTAGCCCTGTCTTGATCTCTGTGGCCCGCTTCGCCAGCAGGTCCCGCATCCTCGTCAGCTTCAAAGTCGATCCTTGCAGCGGCCACCCCGTGATCTGTCATGACGAGCCCGCAACCTACGCAGCCGTAGGCGCGAAGCTCGTCCGACCTGTGGAAGGTAGGTGCCCGACACCGGGGACAGCGGAAGATCACTTGTCGTACTCCGGGGGCTCCCACTCCAGAGGAGCCGGTGCCGATCGTCGCGGGGCTACCGGCTTGGCCAGGGCCTTGCCCGCCCAGTCGCCCCACTTGCGCAGGACGCCCTCGGCGGTCACCGGATCCCTCAGCCAGGCCTGCTTCTTGAGCCAGGTCCCGACGGCCTCCACCTGCTCCACGGTGATCCCGCGCTGTGCCAGCTGGTGGCCCATGACGATGTAGCCACCCAGGGCCAGCTTCCCCATGGGGACCACCTTGGCCCCGCCGGTCCGCTGGAGTGCTGCCTCGAAGTTGGCGACCGAGATCCCCTTCGGCTGATCGGGGTCCACAGCCGGTTCCGCGTGGGCAGCCTCGGCCTTGGCCAGCAGCCTGCGCAGGTGCGCGGTGTCCATCACGACGATCTCGTGCAGGGCCTCCCGCAGCGCGGCCAGTTCAGCCTTGGTCACCGAGATCTTGCGGGCCACCGGCTACTCGTCTCCGAACAGATCCTCGTCGTCGGCCGGGGCAGAGCCAGCCGTCGCCGGCTTGTCCCACGGTTCGGCCGTTTCGGCCTGCTTCAGCACCAACATCTGGCTCGGGAACCGGATCTCGTAGGAGATGCCGTCGCCCTTGCCGCTGGTGTAGGTTCGCTGTTGAAGCTCGCCGGCCACCATGACCTGGTCGCCCTTCTTCAGGGAGCCGAAGCGCTCGGTCAGGCCCTTGGGCACCGTGACCTCGACGAAGAACGGCTTGTAGTTGTCGGGCTGCTTGCTGATGGGGCTGTCGACCACGCGGATCGACAGACGCGGGGTCCCGTCCTTCTGGTTGAAGGTGCGGGGCTCGGCGACGAGACGGGCATTGTGGATCGTGTAGGTGTTCATTCGTTGTTGTCCTCGTTGAGACGCGGTTTGCCACCGAGACCGATGGCCAGGGCGAGAAAAGCTCCCACCACAAGAAAAATGATCAGGCCGACCATCAGTTGTTCCCCTTGAGGATCTTCTTGATGGTGGGCCCGGCCTTGAAGGCCTCGGCACTCGGGGGGATCGAACGACTGACCACCTTGTAGGACGGGTGTCCCCGGCGTCCGTCGTCCGGCCGGACCACGCACGGGCCGAAGTTGCCGGGCTCGGTGGCGGTCACGTACACGCGGTCACTATCTTCAAAGCGGTAGTGCATCAGTTGCTCTCCGTGGACGCGACCCCGGTCTCCACGATCTCGGTGACCGGGGAGGTGATGATCCCGTCGCCCTGGTCGTCGAAGGCCAGGCCGAGGCGTCGTCCCGCCGCCAACTCGGTGCGTAACGTGAACGTCTGCCACTCCCCGTCCGGGGCCTGGCGACTGGCACCGCGGCGGGTCCCGTGGAGTCGGCGGATCTGCATCTTGGTGTCATCCAGCTGGTAGTGCGAGCCGGTGCGCGTCTTGAACTCGATCATGCGTGTGCCTTCAGGCGATTCCCTCTGGGCAGATGTGGTTGGACGGGCAGAACCCGCACTGTGGGCCGGGCCGTGCGTCCGGCTCCAGCAGGTCGTTGTAGCGGCGACCGGAGCGGAGGCTGGCCTCGCGGGCCTTGGTCACCGACAGCATGAAGGCCATCTGGTCGATCCAGGTCCACAGACGATCCCCCCACCGGCGGTACGGCGGCTCCCCAGCAGGTGAGCGCGGCCAGTGCGTCAGGCTGACGTAGGCGTCCCCTCCGCGTAGGAGCTGCATGGCGGAGGCATAGAACAATAACTGGGGGCGATCCAGCGGCGGATCAATATCCCAGGCGCCGGTCTTCAGGTCGTCGACCCAGAGCACCGGCTCGAACTCCTCGCTCATCACGGTGCCAACGTAGTCGACGGTGCCAACAACAAATCGATCATCGTGTGCCATCTTCCAGGCGTCGGCTTCCTCGAGGGGCCCGGTGTACTGCTCTCGCGGGTACCCCGGATCGGCCACGTTGACCGCCACGGCGACCTCGTGCTCCCCGCCTGGCGGCCACAGCCGTTCCCGGGTAAGGTCGTGCTCCTCCAGCACGGTGAGACGGTCTTGCAGGGCCTTTAGCCGGCGCGGTGCCAGCCCTCCGGGGAACTCTCCGGTGGCGGCCCAGAGGTGCATCGCGGTCCCCCAGGCTGCCGCGTCGTCACGGCGCTCCGAGATCGTCACCAGCTTATCCAGGTGTCCGGCCGCCGGACAGGCCAGCAGGCGGTGTAACTCGGAGGCCCGAGCCCACGGCGCCATCAGGCGTTGCCGGTGCGGGCCTTGGCTGCCTTGACGCTGCCCTGTAGGCCGGAGCGCTGGTCGGGCGTCAACTCCCTTGCGGCGGCGATCGCGGCGTCGTACTCGGCGGACGTCCCGGCGTTGTCCAGCAGCAGGCGGACATTGGCCACGGCAGCCTCGCCCGTAGGCGGCGCTGTTACTGTCCTGGTAGCCTTGCGGGGCCCGACAGCTGCGTTGCCGTCGTCGTCCTCCTGGGCGATCCCCACGATCGCGGCCAGGGAGTAGCGACGGGCGTAGGTGATCGCGGAGCCGACCCCCTGGGCGTCCTGCTTGGTGACCGGGACAGCCAGGCTGCCGGCCACCCACTGCCCGGAGGTGTGCAGGAGCACGGTCTCCACGGTGACGATCCCGTCAACGTACGACGGGGACTGAACGAACGACAGCCCATGCTTGCTCAGCACGGGTCGGACGGTGTTGATGATCTCCGCGAGGTCGGCGTACTTCGAACGGAAGTGAGGGTTCTGGCTCGCCTTGGCGGCGTTCTCCAGTTCCCCCTGGGCCGAGGCCAGGGCGGGGGCCAACAGATCTAGGGTGGGCGTCAAGTTCACGGGTTACAATATAACCACGCTTACCGGACGCGCCACCATTTGTAAGCTGGCCTACTTACTACTCGAAGCGGTGCGAGTGCGTATTCGGGGGATCGTCCTCGTACCTGGCCTCCACGTGGTAGGCGTTGTACGCCCGACCGACGTCGGCCCAGACCCCGGAGATGTCGTTGTCGGGCCCGTCAAACCCACTTTCCGTGGCGCCAGCCAGATGCTTCAACTGGTAGATGTCGTTGTCCGCCAGGCGCGCCTTGATCTCGTCCTCCTCCAGGCCGGCCAGCATCGCGTAGGCCACCTCCATGGACGTGACCCCCTTGGGCTGCCGCTTGCAGATCAGGAAAGCGCCGACGGCACAGCCACAGTGTGCGCTGTCGACTACCTTGTCCTCCTCCCAGCCACCCTCAACCTTGACGGGCTCGAGGAAGTTGAGTAGGTTGTCGGGGTGGTACCGACCCCTCTTCAGGGTCAGACCGATCACACCGGTCTCGAACCGGAAGTCGTGCTCCTCGGCGTTCGAGATCATCTCGGCCAGGGTCAGCTCCTCGTCAGGTACCCCGTCCATGTTCGCGGGCGGCTTGCGCCCGGTCAGAATCTTGCCCTTTTTCATGATCAGTTCTCCTGATTGTTCGTGGGGCGCCAGCCTGGCGATCCAGGTCCACCGTCACGGATCACGGGCAGCGCGCCGACCACTTGGTGGACGGTCTCAGCCAACTTCGGAGACATGTCTCCTCCTCTCGCTGGATCTCCTTCGGCAACAGCCAGGGCAACAGCCTGCACCACGGTGGTGGCCAACTCCTTGTAGTTGTAGGTGCCCTCCGTGGCGGTCTCCCACACCAGCAGGGCGGCGGCGGCCGACAGGCGGGCGATCATCTCACCCCGATCCCAGGCATCCCGGCGGGCGGCAGCCAGTACCTCGACGACGCGCTCCTCGACGTAGGGGGCCTGAATGGCCCGCTCCTCGGGACTCAGTGGCTCGAAGGCCTTGTCGCTCACGACACCGTCCCCGCGGGGGCGTCGGGATCCAGGGCCCCGTCGTCGACCTCGATGTAGTCGGGCTGGTCGCCGACCTCCTGCAACTGCTTGAGCAGACGCTGGCGCCGGTTCTCGTCCTCTTCCTCGGTGAACGCCTCGTCCTCCAGCGGCAGGCTGTCGAGCAGAGCGTTGAAGGCGACCGCGGTGGGCGCGGTGAACGTGGCCTCACGATCGTTGGCGTAGTCGAACAGCCGATGGGCAAGCTGGGCCACCTCGTCGAACGGGGCATTCGGACGAGCCCGCTTGATGGCCTCCTGGGTGTAGAACACGGCGATGCCCAGCAGCCGGATCACCACCTCGGCCTGGTCGTGTGCGCCCTCGGACGCCACGGCGATCACCTTCAGGACGGCGGCCTCGTCGGCCACGTTTCGCTCGCGGTCACGGTCGGTTCCCGTTGCCAGGAACTCCTCGGTCATTACTTGCACGAGTACCTCTCGATTTGCCCCTGTCGGGGCCGGGTCGATCTACGAGGCCGGTTTGTACCCGGTCTGGCGTAGCGAAGCCTTTCACCCAGGCTACTGGGGGTTGGGGTATCGAGCCCAACCAGGGCGGGACCACGTGGTCCTACATCTTCTGTCGCCAGCTTGGCCCCGCCTGGCCTGGTATGAATTTTCGGCGGGTGCTGTGGTGGCTATGTCTTCGGCGGTCCCGTACTCGATCGCGGTTCGCTATCCGCGTCGCCCAGTGGCGTGGATGCCCGGGGTACCTCCTGCGGCCGGCTCTCGTTGCGGGCTGCTCCCCCTGCCGTCTTCATCTCCGCCTGCTGGAAGGTCCTGAACGACCCTCGAGTAGGCGGCTGCCTGCGGGTGGTCCGGGTGGGACCGGTCGTAGGCGGCTGCGAGTAGTGCGGACCCGGGTGGAGTCACGGTATCCGCGCGGCTGTCCTTCAAGGTAAGCACGGTGTCCAGCTTGTCACCCTGTACGATCTTCCAGGTAAGCTAGTCATGTAGGTAGGGAACTGGATCCGCCGGCAGTCGGCAGCTTGTAGGTACCGGCCATCACCCTGGCGACGACCGCGTCGAACTCGTCCCTAGCCGCCTGCGCGTGGGCCCTTACCCGCGCGTCCTCCCTGGGCTCTACGCCGAAGCGTCCATCGTGCGGATCGTGCAGTAGCTTTTCGTCGAAGCGCAGGAACTCCAGGGCCTCGTGGTAGTACAGATCGGTCAGCGATCTCTCTACGCCGATCTGCAAGGCCACCATACCAAGACCGAAGGCTTGCTCCTCCGTGAGGCTCGGGTTGCTTAAAAGGGCAATCGGAGGGATGTAGACCGCGATATATACCGTCGTCCGTCTACCAGGGTCGTCGCGGTCGATCACCTGCGCCGACAGCCGGTATTCGTCTATGGAGCCGCGCTCCAGCCGGATCGGAATCGGTCCTCCGATCTTGATTCGTGGCACCGCAGCCTGTACGCCGCGCTTGAAGGCGTAGCGAAGCGCTTCGTGGTGGTGGTAGGTGTAGGCGGTTCCTTCGATCATAGCTTCTCCTCTCGTGTCCTCACGCGGCACTCCTTCATGTGGCACAGGCTCTTGATCTTGGCCTTGCCGTCGTCACGGTGGGCGTGCGGTTCGCGGATCTTGTGGGCTGCCTCGGCTCCGCCAAACAGTAGCACCATCAGTAGGCTCCAGAGCTTCACGGGTCCTCCAGCTGGTCGACGGCCAAGTTGAGCATCCACTCCGGCGGATCGCCGAGCGTGTACTTGGACGTGGTGGCGTGTCGCCGGACTCTGGCCTGGCCAATCAGCTGCCACGAGTCCACGGCGTTCTCCAGGTCGAGATTCCACCACAGCCCGGAGTAGTTGATCTCCACGTACGCCAGCGCCGGCACCCCGTCGAGGTACTCGATGTTGACGGACGTCACGGTCGGGATGGGGATCTCGGGTGTGCCGATCTCCGCCATGTCGTCGATGAGGCTCACGGCTCCACCGTCGCGTGGATGTAGGGCCGGCCGAGGACCACGTGCGCCGCCCACGCTTCCAGGCCCCGCTTCAGCAGGTAGCGCTGGCCGCCGGTGTGCAGGACGTGAACCGGTGAGACCGAGTGCCCGGCCTGCATGACGTCCACCAGGCGCCGGATCTCGGCGTCATCGGCGTACGGCATGGCCGGGTCCACCGTCACCCGGGCGGTCTCCAGGGTGAAGATTCCCCTGTGCTCGATCGGCTTCGGCACCTTCATGCGCGGGATACCTCTCACGGATGCACCACCGTGCAGTTGATCTCGGACGGGCGCTCGCCGTAGTTGATCGACAGCTTGAACATGGTGTCCATGTCCCACGGGATCGCCGATACCTGCTTGACGGCGCACGCGAACACCTTGGCGATGCGGGCACCCTTGCCACACCCGTCGTAGCGGGCGGCGGCGCGCTGGTAGCCCTCGATCATCCACGGTAGGGCGGCGTTCATGCTGGCGGTCAGCGCGGCCTGGGCCTCCTCGCGGGTCCCGGGGCTCCGCTGGGCAAGCTCCCACACGGCCAACTGGGCGGGCGCCGTCACCGTGGCGGCCCAGTTCAGCATGTCCTCCATGTGCCGCCGGGCTTCACCGCCCATGCAGCCGGGGGCATTCGACGGAGGCTCCTCGGTGGCGTGGTACGCCGCGAGGACCGAAGCAAACAGCGTCCCGAAGGCGGAGTCCACCCATGCGCCGAGATCGTCCAGGTTCAGGAAGTAGCCCGGCTCGACGCGCAGGTAGACCGCCGCTCCCTGGGCCATGTACTCACCGGCGACGGACGCGGGATCGCCGGGGAAGTGCTCCAGGATGTCATGCACGCACACGTCCGCGGTGGCGGGGTCGAACCCCGGGAACTCGTCGGCCACCCAGCCGGGCTCCAACCAGTACTGGTTGATCCCCGGGCGGTAGTTGAAGCGGTGGCCGCTGTTGTGGGCTACGTGGCCCGGGGTGACCCGGGGCAGCAGCTTCTGAAGATCGGCCATCGAGGCGGCTTTGAGGATCACGGGGCCTCCGCGGGGTTGGTGGTTCAGCGAGCGCGAACAACGACGCCGGGCGCGTACTTGACCGGCTTGTTGGCCGCCTCGTACTGGGCGACCGCACGGTCCCAGACGACCGAGCCGATCTCGACGCCGATGCGGAAGTTGTCCCGGACCAGGCGGCTTCCGAACACCCCAGGTGTGTTGTCCTGGATCCACGCGGTGTGGTCGGACTGGAAGCCCACGGGCAGGGTCTTGTTGAAGCCGGCGGCGATCCCGGCCATCATGCTGTAGCTGACGGTCTCCAGCTTGGAGTAGGCCACCGGAGCGATGTCCTCGGGGCTGGTCTCGGCCGGCGCCAGCACACCGAGAGCGCAGGCCCCGGTCGGCGTGCGGAACAGGCCGGGCTCGGGCTTGAGGCCGGTGGCACGGAAGGCGGTCAGGATGGTCTCGACGATCGTGTTGAACTTGTCGGGGGTCATGTTGGTTCTCCTGGTTGTTGATCAGCAGCCGGCGGGGATGTCGCCCTTGACGGCGGCGATCCGCCGATCGCACTCGGCCTGGATGTCACGAACGATCTGCCTCTGCTTTGCGGTCGAATAGCACAGTCAGTGTCACTTGAGTTCTCCTTGGTTTGTCGCCCGGAGGCGATCTGCGGTTTGGCGCAGGACACCCACCACTTCTGCGGCGGTGCGTCCGGCAGTATCGTTCCAGGAAGCCAGCCAGCCTCGCCAGCCTCGTCCCACGGTCTCGGGATCGTAGCCCAGCGTCCGGGCCACGTCGGTCAGCACGTCCCACAGCCTGGCAGCCTGGACCTGCTTCAGCCACGCCCACGACAGGGCACCTAGGATGCAGGATCGCCCGTCTTCCGCGTGCAGGCCGCCTTGGTACCAGCCCTTGGTCTCCAGGATGTCGACGGCGCTCTCCAGGATGGCCACACGGCCGGCTTGCTCAGCGGTGATCATGGCGGGTGTTGTCTCGGTTGATCAGGCGAAGCAGGTACACGCCGGCCAGAACGAGCGGCCAGATCAGGGACCCGGTGAACGCAATCGCGGCGGCGTCGTCCTTGGTCAACCCGTAGTGCGGCACGCTGTGGTGGTACCGGCTACCAGATAGCTCGTCGCCCTCGAACTCGACGTGGTAGATCACCTCGTAGGTGGCGAGGCCGCCGAACACGTATATCCACAGGAAGACGATTGTCAACATGATCAGCGCTCCTTCTGGTAGTCAGGATCCACCTCAGCGAACGGTAGCTCTGGCAGGCGCCGAGGTCGCGGAAGGTACAACGAGCGGAACATTTGCAGTAGGGTGGCAAGTGTCCCCGAGGGCTTCGCGAATGCAATCGCCGTCGGCATTGGCGGCACGATCGGCGTCCAGCGGGCCTCGTCCCTGGCGCGGTCCTGGGCGGCCTCCAGCTTGGCGAGGTTCTCCGTGTGACGGAGGCGTGCCTTGTCTACCGCCTTGTACAGCGCTGAATCCTCGTCGATCTTCCGGCTTTCGTCAGGGGTACCGCTTGGCTGGAGGTAGAAGTAGTCGGCCACCCCGCGCAGTTTGCCGTCGACCATACGCAGGTAGCCATCCCACCAGAGCGTGACGGTAGCTTCCTCGCGAAACCAGCGCGAGCGGACGACGTAGAACTTGCGATCCCCGTCGTACTGGACCCAGTACCGCGTGCGAATCACGGCAGCACCGAGCAGGGTCCTGGCATGAAGTGCAGGGCAGTCATGGATCACGCCTCCGTAGTTGTCCGTGAGCGTTGAAGTCGTGCATGCGCCGGTACGGCATGTGCCGGGCGGGGGTCACGGGGGAGTTGCTGCCGGCCACCAGATCGGCCCAGTCCTCCACACGACCCTCGCGCCGCGCCCCGGTAGCCGGGCCTTCCACCAGCACCGGGTAGACGTGGTCACCTTCGCGAATGTAGTGGCGTGATCGCGGCTCGCGCGGCAGATCGTTGTAGTTGGCTGGGCGCGGGACCACGTAGCACTCGCCGTGGATCCACTTCATCTGACATGTCCAGCCGGCGCCCTGGCGCACCGCCAGCACCTGGCCGGACTTGGTGTCGATGTCACCGACGGCCCGGATCGTGTCACCGGTCTGCACCCCGTACAGGGTGATCACGTACTCACCGCGCCGGCCTGCAACGGGCACCGCACCCTGACGACCTAGGCGACGGTCGGGGGTGACGATCTTGATACTGTGGGTCCAACTCATCTGTTAGCCTTGGCTGGAGGGTGATAGCGATCGTGGGCCGTGCTGGCGCACTTGACACAGCGATAGCCCGACTTGCTGCTGTTTGCCCACTGGGGGCCGGCGGCCACGTGGCACATGACCTGCACCATGGTGTGCTTCTTGCTGCCTTGGTTGATCTTCGGCATCAGCGCGGCCAGTCCTTCTCGGTGAGGGTGTTGATCAGGTTGGGCTGGGGATCCCACGGGGCCCGGCCGTGCCAGCCGTACCACAGCCACCACTGGGTGACCATGGTAAAGGCAGGCGGGCGGATCACGAGTTGGTTCACGGCGGCTCTTCCAGGGGACCCGGAGGAACACCCTTTATGCCGATCAGACGCCAGTTGCTTGTCCGTCCTGTGCCGTCCCAGGCGAACCACGATCCAGGCTCGTACCCCGGATCCGCACTTGGGTTGTGTGCCGCCATGCTGAGATCCCTGTTGTGCGCTGATGACCATGACCCATAATAGCCAGCGCCCGGGGGTAGTGGTCTCTGGTGCCCGTCGTCTCGGGTCATCCAGTACCAGCCGGTGATGTGTGAAGCATATAGCTTGTCGCCCCGGGCGGGATCGTAATCGTGGTGGGCCTTCCCGGCCTCAGTCCGACGCTCGCGCGCCAACTGCTCGGTGTAGCACGCATTGCACGTGGTCACGCTGGTCAGCAACTCCACGCCGTCGCGCCCGCAACCGTTGGGACACTTGCGCGCCATGTCACGCCTCCGAGGCCATGGGATCAGGGACCCCGAGCGCACGGGCGTCACGGTCGGCCACCGTGTAGCAGTCGTCGCACCGGTCGATCATCGGCGGGTAGCCGTCGTCTCCGTACGCCAGGACCCAGCCCGGACAGCGGGGGTTGTGGCAGGAGGGCCCGCCGCACAGCCCGTCCCGGCAGATCTCGTAGATCTCCTGGGGCGAGGCACCGGCGCCGCGGGCTCGCTCGACGCACCGCTTTACGATCAGGGCCACAACCGGCCCCTGCTCGGTGATCATCGCCGACCGGATCGCGTGCTTGAAGGCCTGCTTGATGTAGGTTGTCACGGGGCTCCTTGCGTCACAGGGTCTCCTGGGGTTGAGTCCGTCCAGTGGCCCCTCTGGGTGGGTGCCGCTCTCTGTCTGCTGGTTTGCACAACCCAGACCCGAGGAAGATCCCAGAGGAGCCGCGGGGCGGACCCGACGTACTGCTGTCGGGCTCGCTTGCCGTCTGACGCTAGATCAGATGGCCGGTCAGAGGACCGGACGCTCGGTGCCGTCGGTGGTGTCGACCCGATCCTCGTAGAGGGCCTCCGGGGTCTGCTGCCCGGCGCTGTCGAGGCCGCGGGGCTCGAAGGTGAGGCACTGGACGGCCTGGTTGTCGTCGGCGATCACCAGGAAGTTGTAGCCCCGCCCCTCCTCCCAGACCTCGGGCGCGACGCTCGACTTGAGGCGGTACTCGTTGGTCTCGTCCTCCTGCGCCAGGCCGAACATGACGGCCAGCGGATCGGCCGGCTCCAGGAGCAGGTCGAGCATCTCCGCCTTCGAGGCCGGGAAGACGTCCATCTGCTTGCCGCTGGCATCGGAGATCACCCAGCCGCGGGCGACCACGTCGGTCTCCTCGCTGATCCGGCCGATGCGGACGCGGGTGCCGTCCGACAGGGTGAACTGGTCGCCGACGTTGATCTGGATGCCCGGCGGCGGGCCGTAGTACGCCGGGGGCCAGTCGGCGTTCGCGGTCTCGTGCGGGTGCTTGGCCTTGTTCTTGCTGTGCGCGTTGCGGTTCATATCTTCCTCGTTGTTGGTTGTCGAGCGAATTGCTCGAGTCCGCCACCGATCGCTCAGTCGAGTTGGCCTGCTCATGGCGAAAGCAGGCCCCGGGTCTGTCCACTCCCCGGGTCTCGACTCACTTGTAGGGCGCGGTCGGTAGCAGGCGCGAGCCTTCCGGCTCCGTAGTTAGCCGCAGCCGTGGGTGTCGGGGATCCGTACTTCCACTTCCGGGGGGTCGTCGTCGGGATCCAGCGCGGCGGCGGCGTCGATCAGCCGCGACTCCAGGGTCGTGATCCGCATGTCCTGCTCCGTGATGATCTCCGACATCTCGGCGGTGAACTCTTCGAAGCGCTGCACCAGGCTGGCATAGGTGAGCGGGGTGGGCATGTCCTCGTTCTCCACCTCCACCGTGGGTGCCCCGGCGACGCTCAGGCCCTCTAGCGCTGAGGCCACTGCGGCGACCGCGGTCTGCTCCTCGGTGACCACCCGGTAGCCCCCGGCATCCAGGGTAGCCCCGTATACCGGGAGGTCCTCCTCGGGGATCAGGTAGTACATGCCGGGGTGAGCCCAGCCCGCATACATCTGGTTGACGCCGGAGGGTGCGGTACCGGCGTCGTCCTTGGCGCCGATGTACCACCTGCGATCGAGGATCATGGCCTCGTGAGCCGGGGTCACCACCACCACGGGCTCGCTGTCATCCAGGCGGTAGCGGGCCCCAGGCTTGATCAGAGGCGGGATGGCTTGACTGTACAGGGGCTCTGGCGCGGACTGCATGTTCTGTGCTCCTGTCAAGAGTGAGCGGCCTTGTCGCGGTGGGGCGCGGTGTCACGTGCTCTGGGCGCCCCACGAACGGCGTGCTGGCGCACGCGGATCGCGCCGGTCGGCCAGCGCTTGGGCCGTCCGGTGGGCCGTGTGCTCGGACAGGCCGGTGGTGAGCAGGTTGTCGTCGCCGTCGCAGATCGCGTAGTAGGAGTTGCTCCGAGCAACATAACCCATCGTACAAGCCGCGCAAGCCCCTCACTAAAAATACTTAGAACCCCGCGCAGTACCTAGGGAATTAGTCCGAGTGCCAGTCGATTTTCGTGGTCCTCGGACGTCGTGCGTTCGCTGACACCCCCGTAGCGGGGTGAACCGTCGCGGTTTGGCTGAATCGCCAGGCGGGCCCACAGGAGGGCCGCAGCGGGGCGAAGGCCGGCGGCCCGGTTGCGCCGCCAGGCGTTCACCAGGGCGGCACCCAGCGGGCTAGAGAGGGGCTGACGGGTCACCCGTACACGATGTCCCGCAGAACGGCTGCTTGTAGCAGGGCATCCCCGTCGGAGGCGTCCCCGTTGCCTGAGGCAATCCGTCCCCACATCATCGGGCGGTGTTCCATCCAGTAGTTGCTACCGCCCTCGAAAGCGGATTGCAGGGCGTCGGCCACATCCCGGTCCTTCACGTTACAGGTAATCTTCATCGCGGACCCCTAGATCGGCCTCCGTCCCGAGGAACTCGTCGGACGTGGCGTCAATGACATCGAAGGTCACGTTAGCGGGGGCGACGTCGGGCTCCCCGTCAATGACCCAGGCGAGGGCCGGCGCGTTACCGTTGTCCAGGAACAAGCGCGCCTTGATGGCCGCATCCTCGGGTCCCTCGGCATCGATGTCGCGGTAGGCCACCACCATTTGGGTGGAGTAGAAGGTGATCGAGTAGCGTTCGGGCATGAGGACCTCCGCGGATCCCGCGCTCTCACAGCGGGATCAGGGGAGCCTCACTCCGGGCGGATCGTCGGACCGGGGCGGGAGATGGGTGACGTCTCGCGCCGGGCCCGTGGTAGGCCCCCGGCGGACTCGGGGCTGGGGTCGCGGGCGTCTGCCTTGACCACACCCTCGGCGATGTAGCCGGCCTCGGCTCCGAGGACAAAGAACGGACGTCCGGGCTGTTGCAGGGCGAGCTTGCTGGCCACCTGGTCGGCCTGGTTGCGCGACCCGTACACCACACCCGGCGGCTTGTCGGACTCGGGACCCCAGATCAACCAGAAGCGATCGAACTGGCCCCCGGTGATCGCCGGGATCTTCACTTGTCCTCGCGGCCCGGCGTGAACCCGGTTGCGTCCGTCCGACCGTGGGCCAGCTTCACGACCTTGTCGGGGGCCACGCTGAGGCCGGCAGCGAGGACAGCTCGGATACCGACCCCGACCGGGGCCCCCGGTCCGCCGATCTCGCGAGCGAGCCGCCGGAACTCCATGGCCCATGACACGGGGCCATTCGCCTGATACTTGCAGGTACCGGCGGCGGTGACGTGCGTCGGGCCATCCTTGCTCTTGGCCTTGTGCATGGGGTGCTGTTTGTGTCCCTTGAGGGGCTTCATCTGGGTGGGAGAAAGCAGGGCCATGTCATCCTCACTTGGTTGGGGTTGCGCGGGTTGTTTGACAGCAGGTACCGTAGTCACGGCTGGGGCCGTGTCAACAGGTTTGGGCTTCGGGGCGGCGATCTTCCTGGCACGGATCTTGCGACCACCAGGCAGGAGGGCGATCGGGTCGACCGGCCCGGCGGAACCGACGACGGCGGGCTCCTTCGGCGCGGACTCGGGCTTGACGGGGATCCGCAGGGTGATCGGGGCCCCCATGTCCTGAGGTAGGTACTGGGGGCACGTGCCGTCCAATTCCACCGGGGGCACGGAGTACCACGTCTGTTTGGTGACGGGTGCCGCCGTGTAGCGCCGACAGGTGGTGATGAGGGTGCAGCCTCCTCCGCGACATTTGGTGATCACAGGTGACTCCCCCGGATCGTCACCCACACGACCGCCTGCACCACAGCCGGGTCAAGCCCGGTCTCCTGTGCTACGGCCCGGTAGGCATCGACGATCCTTTGGTGCTGGGACTCGGTTAGCCACTCCGTCTTGTGACCCGCAGCCTTCATGGCCCACATGTCAACCGTGACGTGGGTCATGTTGCCGAGTAGGTTGAAGTAGAAAGCGCGGGTCTTGCGTCCGTGTAGCACGATCTCCGGGTCGGTACCCCACGCGATCCGCCAGGCATTGCGGCGCGACGTCCCGAGGCCCACACGAGGACACCGGAGGTCGCCCATCACCCGCGCTCGCACGAGGGTGATCGTGTTACTTTTGTTTGCCTTCCACGACTGGCGGGGGCTGAGTGCCGCGACGATCCCCGCTACCACGTTCGGGGCGACCCCGTAGGAGTCGGCCAGCCGCTGCACGAAGCGCCGGGCCTCTCTGTACCACGCGCGTCCGGCCGCGTGAGCCTTGGGGGTAGCGCGCTTGAGCCACCGGCGGATATAGGCTGTGTGGAGTCGTACGCTCACAGGTACCTCTCTAGTCCGCGCACTAGGCGCTGTGTGGGGAACTGGCCTGTAGTGAAGTAGCAGGCCGCCTGTCCGACGATCTCACATGCGTAGTACCACGCGAGACCCGGGTGTCTACAGGAGGCCAGTCGTGCAGCGGCTAGCTCACCGTCCCAACTGAACGGGGCCTGTAGCGCGATGTGGTCGGCATCGTGGGCAAACCGCTGGTAGCGATTGAGGATATCGCCGAGGTACGGAGCCGGAGTCCCGCCCGCATAGATGTACAGGAGGCCCGTACTACCAGCCTCACTGGCCATCACACAGTGAGACGGATAGGGATCGTGATCAGTCCAGACTGGCACCCACAGAGTCCGTGTGTGACAGTAGTCCTCCCATGTCACCCTGGCGATTTCCGATGGAGGGCGCGCTTCGGGGGCCGTGAGGTAGTGACGGGCGATCTCGTGTAGGCGGGTCACGACCGACCCACGAGCGCGAGGACCGCCTCGGACAGTTCGGCGCGGTCCCGCTCATCGTCGATGTCGTCCGCGCCGACCAGACGCCCGTGCTCGAGGTAGGCATCGGCTCGGTAGGTGCCGAGGCGACCGGTGCGGGTGACCGCGAGGCGGAACAGTCCGGGCGCGGTCTCCTCCGTCACGGTTGCGGCGAGGGTCCCGTAGCGGGTCTCGATGTCGAGAGTGCGGGTCATACGACGCCCCCGCGGTGGTGGTGGTGGGAAGACTTCCGGGTCCCTCACAGGTACCCCCGCATCTGTGCCCCCGCAAGCAAGCGGGTACCGAGGTCCGCATTCGCCGCCTCCCAAAACGCTTTGCGGGCGTAGTAGGCGGCGGCGGCGGCGTGCGCGGTGGCGGCGGCGTCGGCGGCG